TCAGAAACGCCAGCGCGCGCCGAGCTTCACCTTCGTGCCTGCGGCGTCGGAGTGCGTGATGGACAGGTTCAGCTGTGTGCTCGGCGGTATTTCCGCGTACGCCACGCAACAGGACACGTCGTACGTGTTCGGGTTGATGATCGGCAGAACCTGCACGTGCTCGATGACCGTGCAGCCTGCCAGCGCTACCGCAAATGCGGCGGCGAGCGCGTGACTCACTGCAGCGTCGGCGCGTCGCCGCCTACGCTCTTCGCCGCGGCCGCCGGCGCAATCGCAGTAGGTGCTGCAACAGCGGCCGCAGCTGATGGGTCGGCCGACGATTGAGCAGGCCCACCATCGCCGCCGGCGGCCGGGCCGCGGCTCGTCGAAACGTGCTTGCCGAGGAAAGTGAGGCCCGCCACGAGCACGGCGACATAGCCATCGGGTGCGGTCTTGCCGAGCAGCACCAGCGCGCCGTAGGCGCCGTACAGCAGCACCGCGCCAAGGAAGAAGAGAACGGCATTCATCGTTACCTCTCAACGAAAATGGCCGCGCGCGGCGGCCAAAGTAAAGCGTCAGATCGGCGTTCAGGCCGCGCTATCCGGCGCGAGCGTGATGTCGAAGTAATACGACTTGCCGAGTTCGAACTGCGCGAGCGCCACCGGATTCGTGCAGAGCATTTCGAAATTGCCCTGCGGCGTAGCCTCTTGAAAGCGCTGATCCTCGGGAATCGACGGATCGTAGTCGGCAGTGAACTTGAGGGTCTTCGCCGGAGTTTTGCTCCACGGCCAGTGGTGCTCGGTAATGTCGCTGAGGCGAAATTTTGCGCGGACGGTCATGCTGAGGCTCCAATGAAAATGGCCACACGCGGCGGCCGGTGAAAATGCTGGTGCGCAGCGCTAGATGTCGAGCGCGCTCAGGTTGTGCGTCTTGATGATCGAGATGAGCTTTGCCGCGTAATTCGGGTCCGTGGCATAGCCGGCGGCGGCGACGGCGCGCGCGAACGTCGCGCCGCTCGTGTACGCGAATGCCGGCGCGTAGCGCGGGTTGTCGAGCAGGAACTGGGCACGGTCGCGAATACTGGCGAGCCAGCTGTCATAGACGCGCCACGTCGCGTTCACTGTGACCGGCTTGCCGTTCTCGTATTCGGTGGTCGGCAGGACGACGGTCGGGCCGGTCCAGCTTCGATCCGCCTTCACGCCGAACAGGTTGAAATACCGCTGCGCCAGTTGCGACTTCGCCCAGCCGGATTCGAGCGCCGCCTGCGCGATAGTGAAGCTGGCCGGAATCTTCGTGGTCGTCGCGAGTTCGCGCGCGGCCGGCGCGATCGCGTCGATGAAATCGTCGGGCTGCATGATTACCGCCCTCCGAAGAAGATGTAGCGCGATGCCTCGATGAGCACCCCGCCGACCAGAGAGCCGATCCCCATCAGCACGAACAGCGATCCCCTGCCCTGATTCGCCATCTCGAGCAGGCGCTTGATGTCCGTGCGCATCTCCTGGTTCTCCGCGCGCAGCTCGGCGAGCTGCTGGCCCTGCGCTTCGACGCGCGCAAGCATTCGCCCGAATTCGATCGGGTCGATTTCATCCGTCATGGGATACCCCGGAAAAAGAAAAGCCGCCCGAAGGCGGCTGGTGCTCCTGCACTTGACAAGAGTTCCTTTAAGGAACTATCTTGACTGCGTTGGGCGCGCTTTCCGCGACTGCCCGCTACTCCGAAAGGATGATCACAATGAAGCTCTCTTTTCGCGTGCGCCCACGCCACGCCAGTCACCATGCGCATTCGCTACACGGCGCCGACACCCAAGGATCTCCGCGATCTGAAGGAACGGCTGGATTTTTCCGGGAAGCAGATGGCCGACCTGTTCGGGCTCGCCAGCGCTCAGCAATGGCACAAGTACTGCGGCGGCAGCGAGCCGCGGGAAATGAGTCTGCCGATGCTGTTTCTCGCGGGAGCGCTGCTCAATCGCTCGTTCAGCGTCGAGGAAGTTTTCGACTGGTGCCGCGCAGTGGGCGCGCAGATCGAGACAAGCGAGCCGCCGGCCACGCCGGTACCCGATGGAGAGCAGCAGCCGTAGCGATGTCGCTCGGCTGCGCAGCTGCCACGCAGGCGCGCGCGGAATCGTGGTTTCAGTTCGAGGCCGGTCTCGGCGGAGCCTTCGTGAAGGACATGGGCGACGGCACCTGGATTCAGCAGGGCGCGCCCAATAACCGCGAGCGGCAGAAGTCCGTCGCGGTCATGGCCGGCATCACCGGTCAGCTTTACCAGCACGGGCCATGGGACGTTCGCTACCACGCGGACTACATCTATATCGGCAACTTCAGCGCCAGCGTCGACGGAGTGCCGGACGCGAACTACGACCCGGTGAAACACCGCATGGTCAACCTGCCCACGCAGATGCGCTACTCGCCGTTCAGCGGCCAGGGACATGTGCAGGGTGTGCCGCTCACGCTCGATGCCGGCTACACCTACCGCGGCTGGCGGCTCGGCGCCGAGGCCGGCGCCTGGGTCTACTGGCAGACGTGGCACGAGACGCTCTACAACCTCGCGGACCAGTGGCAGGACCTCTCGCACAGGACCTCGCCGCAGGTCGGCTTCGTCGTCGGCGCAAGCGTCGAGCGCGGTCGCCTGTCGGTCTCCTACCGCTACTACCAGATCTCGGCGAGGTGGAATCCCTATCCGGGGCTCGCCACGGGGGCGCACGTGCTCATGGTGCGCTACCGCTTTTAATGTGCCGCCGCTGCGGAACGATGCTGATGTCATTGAAGCGACAGTGAGATTCTGAAGCTGGCAGTCTGCTAATATCGCCAGTCTGCCGTGCTGGAGACCACCTTGTGACAATCAGGAGCCTTGAAGGCCTTCGCGGTGCCGCGGCGCTGCTCGTTGTGTTCTATCACCTCAATCTCGCCTTCCACTACCTGCTTGGAGTCGACTACCCAGCACTATTCGTGGCGCGCAACGGCTATCTTGCTGTCGATCTATTCTTCGTTCTGAGCGGCTTCGTTATCAACCGTGCCTATAGAAAGACGATCGATGGTTCGCCGGAATTGTTCCGGTTCATGATCCGGAGATTTGGACGAATCTGGCCGCTACATATCGCGACGACGATCATTCTGGTAATCGGGACCGTGACGCTGGGAATAGATAGTATTCCAGCTCCATCCGTCTCGATCGCTCTTGTCACAATGACGCAGGGATTCAACCTGTTCTCCCACAACGTCGGGACGCGTGCGAGTTGGAGTGCTGCCGACGAGTTCTATACTTATCTGCTATTCGGTGTTCTATGCCTATTTTTGAGCAGCCGAAAAAGACAGTCCCTCTTCGTGCTCTTCGCTGCTGTAGGCTACGCCATCGCGATCCGGTCATCAGTTGCGAATGAATGCCTGACACATGGGCACTGTTTCGACCTGACCTTTCGGTATGGCTGGGCGCGATGCATCGCCGGCTTTTTCATTGGAGCGCTTTGCTCCGACAGGCTCCCTCCCTCAGCGGCACAACGATTTTCAACTGCGATATTTCAGATACCAGTCTTTACGATTTCTGTCGGGCTGATCGTAGCTACAAGCCTAATCCCTTGGCTCGCCTTCGCTGCGCCACTCATCTTTTTGGCACTTGTCGTGTCTTTATCTGAAGATGCCGGGCCTGTGGCACGGCTATTCCAGCTACGTGCATTCCAATATCTGGGGAAAATTTCCTATTCCCTCTATCTCGTGCATGCCATGTTGACCGGATTCCTCGTTCTATTCTCTCCACAACTACACTCAATACGCGGACCAATGCTCGTCGGCTTGATCTTCATTTTCATGTCGATTCTGATCGCAGATGTGCTGTCGCGCTGCATCGAAATGCCGTTCCGATCGATATTCCGAAAGGTGGCTGACAGAGCGTCAATAAAGCGGCCCAAAAGTGCTGCCCAAAATCGTAGACCCTCCCCTGCCCAAGAGCCATGAGCGACCCTTGTTCAGTCAGGGAATCCTACCGGCAAACCTAGGATCTCTGCTGCTTTTACAAACGCCATGTACCTAGCATCACTCGTGTCTACGACCCCCTGATTTGGAAATTCAACAGCATCCTGCTGCCCTCCGAATATGGACACGATGGAAGTCTCGCTACTGTCAGAAAACTGAACATATGCCTTTGACATTAAACGACCTCAAAACTTGTAAGAGGAAATGTTTAGACCGAACGTCATCGTGCCCGAGCTGATTTGGGCTTTATAGTAGATCGTTTGGGGGGTAATTAGCGGAATATCAGCCGAAGTCACATTCGAGCCGTTAGACCCATTGAATGAGAGATATGAGCCATACGTCCCACCGGAATCGCCGTTCAGATTCACGGACCCACTGCCGCTAGCGCTCGACTGGATTCCAATGATGAAACTGGCTGTTTTCGCGTTTTTCGGGGCAATAGATGCAATCGACAGCAACGTAGGGCTGGTCTGCTGCACTGAAGTGCTAATGATCTGAGACGGCTGCGGGAAAATTGTTCTATTAGTCTGAAAGCCATTGCCAAACAAACCGCCCGAAGTCGTCGGCCATACGCTCACCAGCGCGCTCGCCGTATAGCCCGTGGGCATGTGCGTACCGCCGTACACCTCCGGCGCCTTAGCCGAGGTGGCGTCCGTCGCGAGCAACGCGGTCGCCCCGCTCGACGGGTTGAGGATGGCGTAGATCGCGACGAAGCCGGAAGCTGGCGCGCTGCCGGTATCCATGCCGCCGGCGCCGGTCGTGGACACGTTGATCGTCTTGCTGAACGACGACAGACAATAGCGAAGACCGCCGAGCGCACTTTCGACGATGATCTCGTCGGCCGAGAGCGTCGCCGATGCGGATGCGGCCGAAATGCTCATCAATAGGTTGCGACACTGGCCGACGACGCCCGATGCCTGGCCGAATTGCATGGCGTGGGCGGATGCGGTTGCAGTCCCTACAACAAGGGGATGAAACTGGCGTGCCGCAGAGCCACCGACAATATCCCACTCGTTGGAGCCGTTGGAGATAATAACGACCTCGTCGCCTGGCTGTACCGACACAGGCGACAAGTTGCTAATTTGCCCACTCGTAATTTGGTCGGCACCGACCGACGCAATTTGAATAGCATTTGCGCCATGATTTGAAATTGTGAAACATCCTCCTGCGGCAATCGTCACGCTAGAAGGTAGGGTGAGTACAATTCCCGTTGCACTTCCATAGGACTCGATAATTGCTCCTATTTGAGATGCATTAAGGACCAGGCTTGACGGAGTGACAATCTGCCCGTTGAATGTACCCCGCGCCCCCGCAACGATAGATCGAATCGCGGCGAGTATCTGATTGTTGTTGTTCCGGTTCGGCGTCAGCCCGGCGGCCGCGATGATCGCGATCAGCTCTTCCTGAATGGCGTTGTACTGATACGCCGGCCACTGCGTCGCGAGCACGTTCGTCGAGGGGTTGCCGTCGGTCGCGAAGGCGGGCGTGCCAGTCGCGGGCGCAGTGTCGGCCTGCGCCTGCGGCACGGTGTTGGAGGCAATGAGTCGATCCATGGATATCGATCCTGGAAAAGAAAAAGCCGCCCGAAGGCGGCTTTGTTTGCGATGTAGACCTGATCGTCCGATCAGTCCGAATACTGGAAATTGAGGATGGTGTGAGCAGGTGCGAAGCGCTGAAGCTCACACTGCAGGACGTTGTTTCCCCACGTGGCGAACGGTGTGCCGAACGACCCGCCAAACGTCAGGCTGTTGATCGTGAACGTCGGCGCATTCACCTGCCATGCGAACGCCCAGTCAGCGCCACCGAACGGCAGACCGAAGTAATTGCCGAATCGCGACGGCACAAACTGGGTGATCGTGATCGGGTAGCCGAGTGCCGCGGCGACGGCGGTGAAATACGGAATCGACTGGCCGCCGGTCGCCGTGAGACGCGCGACTACCTGCGCGACGCGCTGCGCCGTGGTCGGCGCTTCGCCCGCGCACGGATCAGGAAGCCCAAGCGTTTCTTCCCACTCAGGCAGCAGCTCGTAGGTCGAGCTCGGGAATGCGTCGATGAGCAGATTGTTCGCGCGGGCGGACAGCGCGGCGAATACCGGCGTCAGGCCGGCGAGCACGCGCGTTTGCGTGGCGCTCGCATCGCGCGGCCATACGCGCCCGCGCGGCAGCAGCTTTTGCAGTGCCGCAAGGTAATCGGCAGGACCGTAGTTGGGAGCTGGCATCGACGGTTATGAGAAGTTACACACACCGAGCACAGGCAACTGGCCGGTGCCGTTCGTGATGTTCGTGTTGGCCGGATACGTCGTCGTGACGCCGTCGACGGTACTGGTGATCTGCGTGAGCAGGTAACCGCCGGTGCCCGGTACCGAGTTGATCGCGGCCGCAATATCGGAGAGGTCGATCGTGCCGGCCGGCTCGCCTTCCCTGAAGAAGACGTCGCTGATTGCGTCCTTCACGGCCTGCTGCGTCGCGCTGCTGGCGCTCGACAGGCCCGCGATCGTGAACCCGATCTGGTTCTGGATCGGCGCGCACAGATAGACGAGCGCGGTGACTGGCTGCTCGTCGATCATGGCGTCGGCAACGGTGAGTTGGTCGCCAGTCGCGACAGTGCCGCGCGGGATACCGCCGGGCCCGCGGTCGAACTGCGAGACACCGTCCGTCCCCTGCGGGAAGCCGGCATGCGCCGATTCGACGTTGTCCATCATGAAGTAGACGACGACGGTGCCGACACCGAAACCGCTCGGCACGCACCACGCGCGCGTGACACCAGCCACGGCCGTCGCCCACGTTATGTAATCGTCCTTGTCGCCGCCGTGCGCCGGATCCTGGAATGCCTGCATGACGCGCGCGCGAAACGCGTCCTGCGTCTCGACATCGGCACCCTCAGTCACCATCGCGGTGACCGCGCCGGTCGACTGCACGCCCGGAATGGCAATGTCGAGCGTCATGGCCGTTCCGACATCGCAGTTTCCCGCGGTGCCGGCCGTCGTCGCCTGCATGACTACCGTCACCGTCCCGCTCTCGGCCACGGTCGCGTTCTCGGTGGTGACATAAGCCATGCCGTCGCTGCGGGAGATCGCGGTGCCGGCATCCACCGGCGTGCCCGGTGTCCCCGTGAACTGGGCCTGCACAATCGCCGGCGTCGCAGCCTTCAGGTACGTGCCTTTCAGCGCTCCCCACCCGGCCAGAAATTCATCCTCAGCCGTGAACGGGACGGCCTGCTTTGCGATCCAGTCGAGATACCCGTACATGCCGAAAGCGAGCGCCGCGAGCGCCGAGCTAACGATCCTGAGCACCGCCTTCTGAAGATAGGAAAACACCGTGCCCGAGGCGTTGGTGATATCCGACCAGATCTGTTTGCGCAGATCCGTCAGGGTCGGTCGTGCATACGGCATCAGTTCACCTCACTCCAGGCCCAGTTGAAAGTCTGCGCAGCGCCACCGTCCGGTGGCCATGCCACGACGACCGCGCCGAGCATGTCTGGCTTGACCCATTGAACGTTTACGTCGAAGCGCGCGACCACACCGGTATCGATCAACCACTGGATAGCTTCGACGATGTAGTCGTATGCGTCGCGCAGTGTCTGGTCCGTCGGTGACTTTCTGCGCGAGAGCAGCCAGAGGCGGGAGCCGGTGGGCCCGAGCCCATCGATATTTCCGTCGTCACCCCACCAGCCGCGCCGGTCGTTCGAGCCGTCCGGAATGACGTCGTCCGTCGCGGCTTCGCGGTCCGTGAAGAGGCTCAGCAGCAACGCCGTTTCCAGGTCGTTGCCCGTCGCGATGTCATCGGCGAGCAGCGCCCAGTCGCCGCGCGCATTGGCGACGTCCCAAACAATTCGGATGTCGGACATGGATTACATCGCCTGATTGGGCGTGCTCACCGTCCCGCCCTGCGGATCGTTGTGGTTGTGCCCGTTGTAGATCGAACGCATCTGCGCCATCGAGTTCGGATTGGTCCCGGAGTGGTCGACAATGTCGCCCGTCGATTTCACCGTCGGCGTATCGAATTCGACGCCGCCGGGCGCGACCACCTTGAAGACGCCGGAGCAGTTGCACGTCACGTTGCTGGCATCGTTGATAGTCACCGGCTGCCCCTTCGCCTCGATGACGATGCCGCCGGACGCGGTGAGATAGATCTGCTTGCCGTCCTGCGTGTAAATCATCGTCTCGCCGGCCTTCAGCCCGCGCGGGCGCGACGCCTGATGACCGGACGCGACGACCACGCCGTTGCTGCGGTCGCCGCCGATAAACACGACGGCAACGTCGGAACCCTGCGGCGGCACGGACGTGAAGCCGAACTCCGCGAGCCGGTTCAGATTGTCGATCGTCTCCAACTCATTGACGGTCACCTGCACCTGTTGCGCAGCGCCCCCATCGTTCACGAGATTCACCCGCGCGCGCCCGACGAGCAGCAACACGCGCCGCGCGAGGCGGCTCATGATTCCCTGTTCGCCGCTCATTGTCCGGTCCCCAGCGTGCTGCCATCGGCGAACGCCGGCATCAAAGCGATCGGCTCGGGCTGATAGGCGCGCGGATCCATGACCGTGAGCTCCGCCGTCGTTCCGCCTTCGAGCGTTCGGCGATAGATCACCTCGCCGATCAGCCACGTCTCCTGTTCGAGCTTCAGGTGCGGCAGTGAGACATCGACGAGCGTGTTCGGCGTCCACAGCGTGCCGGCGGAATCGCGCCAGCTGTCGACGGTCACATTCACGACGCCGGATGAGCGGCCGGCGCGCCGCTGCATTTCCCACGTCGCACGTCGCTGCACGAGGTCCATGAAACCCTGCACGAACTCGGCGACGATGTACCGCTCGCGCGTTCGCTTGACCACCGGGTCGGTGGCGCGCGCGATGGCATTGGGGCCGATCCCCGCGTCCGTGTACGACAGCACGGATTGTGCGAAGCACACATATTCGGAAAAGCGGTCCTGCGCCGAGTACTCGATCGAGGCGGTCTGTACGTTCAACCCCTCCTCGATGCCGCTGGCCGCCTTGACCTGACCTTCCGCGCGCGCGAGCCGCAGATTGCCGTCAGGCTGGTCATACACCAGGAGCGCGCTGTACCGGCTGATGCGCTCGATGATCTCGAATGGCGTCTCGCCGATGAACACGTTGAACTGGGGGATCTTCACGAGATCCTGCACGTCGCAGTTCACGGTGATGCCGTAATGCGCTGCCAGTTTCGTTGCCACGTCGACTGCCGACGTGCCGCTGATCTGCCCGTTTGGCCAGACCGCCGAGCAATCCACCAGGTCCTGACACTTGCCCCGGCCCGACACCCGAATCGCGTGCTCGGCCGGCCCGTACGACGGCACGTAGCGGTCGACGTAGCCGGTCAGCACGAGATCGGTGCCGATCTGGATCTGGCATTCGTCGCCCGGCGAAACGACAACCTCATTTGCCGAGCCCGGAAAGCGCTCGGTGAGGCCGAGATCGAAATCGGACGGACAGCGCTCGATGCCGCGCGTCACGCGCATATCCGTCCATCCGGTGATGAGCTGACCACCGATGCTCAGGTACAGATCGCCGTCTTCCATGGATCAGGTCGCGAGCGCGCGGAACGAGGTAGGCATGAAAAGCGGGTGTACGGGCTGCACCTGCTGCACGAGCTGGTCGGCGCGCGTCGCATCGCCGTACACGCGATGTGCGATCGTCAGCGCCGGCATCGTGTCGCTGAAGGTCATCGTCGCGAGTGCCGCGAGGCCGCCACCGCGCGAGCGCAGATCGGTCACAACGCCGTTGCGCAGCTCGCGCAGCGCGCCGAAACTGGCATCATCGTCCGCGTTTGCCGCCGTCTCGATCTCCGCGTCGAGCAGATCCGTGACAGTGGAAGTCATCGCGGCAGCGTCATCAGCGGAGGCCGGCTGCCAGTTGGCAACCGTCTGTGCGATCGCAGCGATCGCAGCGCGCCGAAAAAGCGCGGCGGTGCAGTCCTGCATCGCCTGCATTACGCTCCCGATTGTCGAACCCGTGAAGTCAGCCGCCGGCGCATAACCGGCAAGCGTCGTCAGCAACCGGATGCCGTCCGACGGCCCGGACGCACTGGCCGAGAAAGCAGCGACGAACGCCTGCACGGCCGATGTGAAGGTCGCCGTATCGGAGACATTCGCGGCCGCGTCCTGCAATGCGGCACCGGTCTGCTGAACCGCCGTGACGTTCGCAGTATCGGCCGCCAGCAACTGATCAGCAGCGCTCGAAACTGCGGCTTGTGTGGTGAGCGGGCCCGTGCTTACCGCGGCTTGCAGCGCAGGGCTCGATCCCGCATAGCCCGAATTTCCCGCGCCGAAGAGACGGCCGAAATTGCCGGAGAGCGTGCTGACGGAATTGAACAGGCGCGTGACGTCATGCACGCCAGTCAGCGCCATCTGGTACCAGCCGACCGCAGTCGATACCGCAGTCTGCACGACTGCCGCACCCAACTGGACTTCCTGCGCCGCATGGCGCGCGAAATCCAGCGCGGAGCTCACGCCGAGCGAGCTGGCGAGGCTGTCCAGCAGCGAATGCGAGTCGGTGGTTCCCGACGGATAGAGCCGCAGCCCGGTCTTCATGAAGACCATGCGGATCATGATGACCCGGCCGTGATCGACGCTTTCGCTCGCCTCCGATTCGAGACAGGCCACGTTGTCGATGCGTCCGAACGTCGGATGCACCAGCGAGCTCGCACCACCCTCGCACGCGTTTACCAACTGATCGCGCTGCTCGATCACCGGGCCGCCACCATACACGAGGCTGTTCTCGATCAGGAATCCGGTGATCTCGAACCGGCGCGGCAGCTTGCTTAGACCCTCGATCCAGACGTCGTCGTTGAACGGGTACTCGTGAACGACGTTGCGCGATCCGAACCGCGTGTTCGTTGCGAGCACCGCGAACGGCACGCCGCCGAACGACGCCTGACGCAGCGAGCCCCACCAGCTATCGGCCAGTGGGCCGCCAAGGAACGACGCAAGGCTGCTCGCGGCGGACGCAACGCCCCCGATGCTTCCGGCGAAGTTCGTCAGGGTTGCGATGCTCATACCGTTGGTCCCGTCAATCCGGAGGTCCCGATTCGCGCGGTCGCCACGACGTTGCCGCGCGTCGTCACACTCGCCGTTGTGCCTCGCGGTGCATTGGGGAATCGCACCTCGACCTCGACCTTGCCGTTGGTCGGCGCCACCCCACTACTGGCCTCAAGCGTGTCGGGCTGCTGTACAGGCATCACGGTCGGCGCGACCGAAGCAAACCGCGTGTCACTGCCCGGGACGCTTGAACGCTGCATGCCGAGCATCGTGCCGCTTGCGATCTGCTCCGCGGAGTACGGCATCTGGCCATTCTCGGCGCGAATCATTCCGGACACGAGCGACGACACCACTCGTGGATCAGACAGATCTGGTACCGATCCCGGTGCTACGCCAGATTCCTGCGACATCAGGCGCGTGTAATTTGCAATTTGCTGCGGCGTGTTGCCGGTCCGCGCACCGCCGGTCCACTTATCCTGAATCTGCGCGAGCGTGAGGCCTTGATAGTTGCGTTGCAGATTCGAGACGGCGGCGGCAATGCCCTCTTCCGGGGTCTCAAACGTACGCTGCTGGCCGTTTGGCTGAAGGTTCAGCGGATTGTTTGTCCGGATACCCAGAGGTTGCCTGCCGCCGCTCGAGCGACTACGATCGGCGACCGCCGTATCGCCCGAGTTCGAACGATCCACAGTGGGTGACGCGACTGCCGGCGCACTATCTGCGTCACCGCGCGACGGCAGGGCCGGCGGATATTTTTTCGCGAGATCGTCAGCGATCTGGCTGTTGGACGCGCCGGCGCCATAAGCGTGACGCGCCACTGCGCCGATGAAATCCGCTGCCGGCAGATGCGTCGACGCGGCGGCCCACCGCCCGTTGCGGATATCGTCGATCCCCTTCTGAACGTCGGTATCGGGCAGCCCCGCCAGTTTCGCGATCTTCAGCGCGCCCCACGCTGCGGCAGCCGCAACGCCGAGGGTGCCAAACGCCGTCACCAGCCCGGGAATGACGACGGTTCCGAGCTTTATCAACTGCGTCGCGAGGCTGATGGTGCTCGCTATCGGACCTGCAAAGGTGATCACCGCCACCGCGGCAGCGATGGTCTTGATACCGCCGACAGCACCAACAAACTGACGCGTGTCGGCAATCGCCCGATCCCAATTGATGCCATCGATCCAGCGCGCGATCTTTGGGCCGTAATCGTTGGCGATCGGCACGAGCTGGTCGGCAACGCGAGCGAGAGCCGGCGCCAACGACGCGCCGACGGAGTTCTTCAACTTGTCGATGCTCGCATCGAGCCTGATCATCGACTCGTTGTACTGCTCGCCCTGTGCGATCTGTTCCGGCGTCATGACCGCATTCAGCTCGCGGTACTTCGCGACGTACGCGTCGATCGCCGCGCCGCCCTTCGCGAGCAGCGGCGCCAGACTGCCGAGTCCAAAGATGTCGAGGAACTTCTCCCGCGCCTGGGAATTCGTGATTTTCGATGCGGCGTCGGAGACGTCATGCAATGCACGCACCGTGTCGATCGATCCATCGCGAAGCCGGTGAATGCCGATGCCCTTATCGGCAAGAACGCCTGCGACGAACGAGTCGCGGCCCGCCGACGCGTCTTCGAACGCCGAGCCGACCGATTTGAGGCCGGACGTCATCGAATCGCTGGACAAACCGACGAGCCGGGCAGCGCCCTGATATTCCTGGAGCTGCGTCGTGTTGATGCCGATCACCGATGCCGTGTTGCGCAGTTGAACTGCGCTACGGCCCCAGCTGTTCGCAAGCGCCGTAACGCCCGCGATCGTGCCGATACTCGTCAGCGCGGCAATCGGCGGCGCGATCGACGCGACGCGACGCGCCGTCTCGGTCGCGAAGATGCCGACCTTCTGGACACTGCGTCCCAGCTTGTCCATTCCGGTTTCGCGCGAGAACGCGGCCACCGACGCACGAACGTCGCTGATCGGCTTCGTGACCTGCGCGATCCGTTTGTTGACCTGCTGCGCGATCGCGGTCGCCTTGTCGACGGCGGTGATCGTGTAGGAGAAGACAGGCATCAGCTATCCCGGGGCGTATTCAGGCGGAGCGCCTGCGTGTGCCAGTAATTGAACCGGCGCAGCGGAAGGCGCCAGACGTCGTCGGGCCCCCACCTGAAAAAGAACGTCAGGTCTGCGCAGCGGTCTCCGAGGTCGCGCCAGGCTGCGGGGGCTGCCAGGTAAAACCCGAGAGGAACGCCGTCGCCTCCTCGTAGTCGGTCTTGCCCATCTTGCGCACGACCGGCAGCGGTACGCCGGCAACGAACGAGATCAGCGCCGCGTTGGCGGCATAGACGGAACCCTCGATCTGCGCGCTGCGATCGAGTTCGTCGACGGTCGGCTCGCGCAGCGTGATCGATTCGTAGGTGACGGAGTCGCCCTTCAGGGTGATGGGATTCTTGAAACGGATGATTTTCTCGTCGTCCATGTTCAGCTCGCAGTGGTTTCGGTGACGCAGCCTTCGGGCCCCTCGAGGCGCACGTCGAACTTCGCGTCGTTGGAATCGACTTCCTGTTCTTCGACCGTCCACATGTTCCGGCCGATGATGGTCTTGCCGTTCGCCAACTGCGCGACCACGGTGACGTTCGTCATCGTGTTGATGTCGGCGACCGTCAGGCCGCCCCAGTCGCGCAGGTTGAACGAGATGAACGGCGGCGAGATCGTTTCCTTGTAGCCGTGGACGGTGTCCATGCCGGAAAGCGACTCGCGACGACGGTTCGCCGGCTTGTACTTGAAATCCGCCGTGATCAGATACGTCGTGCCGTCGATCGACAGCGACGCGGTGCCGGCGAGCAGACCTTGCGGAGCAGGCATTGCTGGTCTCCATAAAAGCAAAGGCCGCCATCAGGCGGCCCGGGTGGGAAGGCGTGCAGCGATCAGCTCGTCGTTGCCGGCACGATGTTCATGAACTGCATCAGCAGCGCGAAGATGCGCAGCTGGTCGATCAGGATCGCGGGATAGAGCACGTCGACGCGATTGGGGTTCTGCGAGTTCTGCTGGACGACCAGACCCTGCGCGAACACGGCGCTCCCCTGCACGTAGCCGTTCTCCTCCATCGTCTGGTACTGCGCGACGAGGTCCGCCCGGATCATCGACGGCGTGATTACGTTCGTGCCCGGCAGCACGCGAGTCCCATCGGCCGCCAGCTTCTTGCGCGCGTACTTCGACGTGACGACCGACTTGAGCTGGCGCAGCACATACGTCAGCGTGTTCATCGTCTCGACCTCGAGATAGCTGTCGTCCGGGTCGCCGAACGAATTCTTCTGGTAGGTCGTGATCAGGTTCTCGATCGCGATGGTGCCGTCGTCGGCCACCGTGAAGGTCGAGATACCGTCGTAGAGCAGCGTGTTGCGGTCCGTGAGCTCGAAGCGCGACGGCAGCGGTGGCGCGAGCATCGTCGCGAGCGTGACCGTCTGCAGCGGCTGCGCGGGATCGGCGCGCGCGCTCACCGCGACCGCAGCCGTGATATCCGCCGCGATCACCCAGGCAGGGGTGGGCGAGCCGTTGAAGCCCATGATCGACATGTGCTCGTCGTTGCGGGTCACGCCGAACGTCGTGAGGTCGCCGAGCGTGCCGCGATACGCTGCATAGCCGCCGCCGTAGATCTGCTTGCTCCAGCTCCAGCGACCGGTCGCCGTGCTCAGGAACGCTTTCATCGCGTCGAGCGACGTCGCATCCGTGTACGGCATCGCGATGAAATCGAATTCCTGATCGCCGAGGTTCGCGAGCGCGGTCGTGAGATCCGGGTTCGTGGCGCCGGCCGCCATCGCGACGATGGTCGCGGTCAGCCCGGCCGGCGTCGTCTCGCCCGATGCCGCGCCGCGATAGTTGAGCTGGATGTCGATGTCGTTGCCCGCGAGGCCCTTGTTCTTCGCGGTGATGTTCACCTTCGCCGGGGTCGTGCCGTCGACCGCAGCCGTGACCGGCAGATCGGGCAGCGCGGTGATCTGCGCAACCAGCGCGGTCGCGAGCTGCGAGACGGTCATCGTCGACGTGACGACGAGGGACACGAGCTGGCCGGCGATGTAGAGCGAGAGCACGCCGGTCGCCGTGGCCGCGCTCGCGAACGTCAGGCTGCCCGCTGCCGCCACCGAGCTTTCGCCGTCGGAAAGCGGCAGATACCAGACCTCGCCGAACGTGTCGCGCGCGCGATACGCGGCGGTCATGAGTGCGAGCATGGAGCCGCGGCCGCCGACGGACTTCGCGTCGCTCACGCCCTGGCTGATCTGCGGCGTGTTCGCAATGCCGGTGCCGCTCGCGAGCATCTGGCCGATGATCAGCGCGCGCTGCGTCTGCTGGCCGGTATTCGCGCGGCTCGGATCGATGTCCGCATAGAACAGCGGGACCCGCAGGTTCTGCGGAATATTCGGGAAAGAGATATCGCCCATTCACTGGCTCCGGTATTGAGTCGGGCGCCCCAAACAAAAAACCCCGCCGAAGTGGGGTTTCAGGGAGCAGCAGGTTCAGTATTCAGGCCGACGTCTTGTCGGGCTGGCTTGCGGGCACTGCTTTGGCGGCCGGCGCCACGCGAACAGCATCGCCGTCGCGAAGGCGGCGCACCCAGTACAGGTCGAAGTCGCCGACCTGCAGCCCTTCGGCAGGCGCGACGGTGACGTTCAGGCCTTCCACCGGCACCGCGGAGAGAAGCTGTTTCGTGACCGGGTCGCGCAAGAGCACGCCCGGCGCAGGTTTCACATACATGGAAAGCTCCATCGCGCAGCGCGCGCAATCAGGATTGAGGCAGGTTCAGGACAAGGCCCGGCTCGGTCGTGCCGTCCGGCATCCGGATCGTCACGTCGATCTCGGTCAGCGGCACCGCCGGCGGCTGGTAGAAATGCTCCGGACCCTGCACGTGCTCGAGCTCGATCTCCAGCACCATTTCGCCGATGGGTGACTGGCCCTCCCGCGAGACCGCGATCGTCGAGCGGAACGACGGATATTGCTGGCACAGGCTCATGATGGGCGGGTAGTTGATCAATGCCGCCTTCACCTGCTCGCGCAGCTGCTCGAGTTGCTCCTCGACCTCCGCTGCGGCCGCGTCATCGACGAGCGCCGCCGACTGGGCGCGCGCGATGACGCGAAGCAACGTCGTGACGGTGAACGCCGGCGGTCCGTGAGGTCCCCACGAAGTACCCGTCTCGTCGGGGGTCTGCACGAGCAGCACCGGATAGGTCCGATCCCACGTCGCCCACGTACGCGGCGAGTACACGTTCGCGCCGGCCGCCGTCGCCCCGCTGACCGTTAGCCCCTGCACAGCAAGCTCGCGCAGTTCACGAGACGTCGTCATTGCAACCCCAGGTCGAGATAGGCCCAGCCGAGGCCGTCGAAATCGACGTCCTTCACGACGTAGGTCGTCGCGCCAACGAGCACGCTATCGCTCTGCGCTGGGGGCACCGGTAGCTGCGACACGCGCAGGCCGAGCGTCGCGACCGCGATATTCGCCGGCGCGTCGCCGTCGTCGCCGAGCACGTGGTCGGTGATCAGCGTGAAGATGGCGAGCACCGGGATACTGCCGCCGGCGCGCGGCAGGTAGACGACCGTCTTTTCGTCGCCGAGCGTCGATTCGATCGCGGCGTTCAGCGTCCCGTCGAAGTCGATCATCAGTCGCCGGCGCGGCCGGTCATCAGCACTTCCGGACGGGTGCAGATGTGCAGCGGGTAGCTGTACGCTTCCATCTTCCACCACGAGTTGCGGTCGCGGTCGAAGATCGGGATCACGTACGTGGGCTTGCCCGGCGTGTTGACCCATTCGAACGACTCGCCCGGCGCGAGCGCGCGGCGGAAGATCCCCGGCGCGCCGACCGGGAAGAACTTGACCTTGTCGTCCGGCACCTTGATCGTGGTGTTGTCATCCGAACCGCGATAGTTCATCCAGTACACGCCGGCGAACTTGAACGTGTCGAATGCGGCACCCTGGCTGTCGTCGCGCAGATCCGCGGCGGCCGACCAGTTGATGAACGTCCGGATCACGTCGACGTGGTTCGTGAACTCGTCGTAGAACTCGTCGCCGCACAGCGCATAGATGCGCGTGTTCGGAGTGAACGCGCCCTGAGCATGACGCGCCATCGTCCGGCGGATCTGGTTGATCAGCGGGCGCAGCGTATGCTCCGTTTGCGCCGAGAGATCGAACGCGACCTCGTCCGCCGGGGTGATGCCGAACTCGTCGAACCAGTCGTACAGCACCGAGCCATCGGCGTCGAGGAGTTGCCCCTGCACGGCGGCCAGCCGGTGGTACTCCCACGTGTATTCGATGTTGCGCAGGATGCCGGTGGGGCCATTCATCCGGCGAGCGACTTCGACCTGCACCTGCATCAGCTCGGATTCGGTGCCGAAGGCGCGAATGTCCTGGATTTCGTTCGCGTAGACCGTGTCGTCATGCATGAGACGGGGCACCTTGAAGTACCGCGCCTGACGCGTTTCGGTCGTACGCTGCGTGCCTTCCGCGCCGCGCGGCGACGTCGGGATGATGATCAGCTTGCCCTGGCGCTGCTCGACGGCGAGCGCGGTGTTGCGGATCGGCTCGTCGTCGAAGATGTCGAGCTCGCCGAGGCCCATCGGCTGGAACGGGTACTTGTCGACCGCCGCCGTGAGCTGGATCGTGGTGAACGGGTCCTGATGGAATACGTCCAAGCTGGCCATTATTGGCTCCAGAAAGAATAATGGCCGCGAACGCGGCCAAAGGACAGATGCGAAAGGGAAACGCCGGCAGCGACGATCAGCGCGAGATGACGCCGAGCTCCTTGAGGGCTGCGGTCGCGGTGGCGATCTGCGCCGCGGTGGCGCCCGTCGGCCAGATGAGTTCCGACGCGTTCACTTCGGCGTCGCGCACGACTACGGTGCCCGGCCGGTCGGCAAGCGTCACGTCGACGATCGCGAACGAGATGCCAGCGGCGTTCTGCGTGCCGTCGCTTGCGCCGAAGTCGAGCGGTTCGAATACGCCGTCGACCGCCGTCACTTCGATATCGAACTCGTCGCCGACCGCGAAGTCGGTCGCGCCGTCGGCGATCGTGAACTTGATCTGGTTGCTGAACGCCGAGCCGACCGTGGCATTGCCGAGCACGTTGTGCAGGGGGTCTTTCACCTGGAACGTGCCGCCGTTGGTAGCGGCCGTCGTACAGATCGCCGTGTAGACGCCGAGCTGCGCGCCGGCGAGCACCGGCGTCGTCGCATCCATCGTGATCGCGCCGTTGCCGGTGTTGCCGGCCTTGGCCGTCGCGCTCGCGGTGCCGCCCGACTTGAAGCCGAGCACTTCGCCGGCGAGGATTTTCACGCCGCCGGAAAGCGTCGCGATATCGCGCGAGCGGTGGCCGCGCGCTTCGGTGACGAGAAAGCCGCCGTCGTGGCGATTCTCGATGAGGGGAGTCTGAGCCATGATCGATGATCCTGTGAGAGATGACGGGAGCGGGACTTAGCGGCGTGCCTTCGCGAAGGCGCGGTCCCAGCTCGCCGCGACCTCCTGTTGATGCGACCGACCCTGCTCGCCGCCCGCGCCGAGGCTCGGATTGCGGCGCTGGCCGTACGTCGCCTGCGGTGCCGGCGTTTCGTTCAGGACCGCGAGCGCCTGCTTGCGCGTCATCGTGGTCTTGAAGGCGAGGTTCGCAGCGAGCACCGGATTGCGCGCGGCCGCCTTGCTGCCGAAGATCGCCGCGCAGCGTGCGCGCTCCCGGCGACGCGCGCGGGAAGCCGCGCTCTTGCCGCGCATTTCTTCCTCGTCGTCGTCATCGTCCTCGGCTTCCGGATCGTTCTCGTCCTCCTCCGGATCGTCGGCCTTCGCGCGCTTGCCCTTCTTGCCCTGGCCGTTGCCGTCCTCGTTGTCGTCGTCTTCCGGCTCGGGCTCGTCGTCTTCGGCGCGGCTGCCCTTCTTCGCGTTGCCGTCTTCGCGGTCCTGCTGCTCTTCCTCTTCGTCGTCGCCGTCCGCGGCGCGCTTGCCGCGCTTGCCCTTGCCGCTGTCGTCGTCCGGCGGCGGGTTTTCATCGTCCTCGCCGCGGGCTTTGCCCGCGCGCGGTGTGTTGATCTTGGCGAGATGGCCGAACGACAGGCCACGGCCGCCCAGCATGTTTTGCAGCAGGTTGCTCATGGGATAGACCCCTTCAGGATGGATTCAGCCAAGCTCGTCGAGCAGGCTGGCAAGTGCCTCGTCCGGCGCAAGAACCTCGTCGGCGAAACCAACCTCGACGCCGGCGGCGCCGAGAAACGTGCCAGCCTGCGTGTTGCGCACGCGGGCGGCGGAAAGATTGCGATTGCGCGCGACGGTGGCGACGAACAGCTCGCCCATCTCGTCGACGTCGGACTGCACGCGCGCCAGTACGTCTTTCGGCAGCGGCGCGTACTCATTGCCATCGGCCTTGCGCGACCCGTAATGGATCAGCGTCACGCTGATGCCGGCGCTGGTGAGCGCCTGCGAGAAGTCGACGTGCATGCAGATCACGCCGACGCTGCCGGTGCCGCCCGTGCGCGGCACGATGATGCGATCCGCCGCGCTCGCGATCGCATAGGCGGCCGAGTAGGCGGATTCGGTCAGCACGGCCCAGATCGGCTTTGCGCCGCGCGCCCGGTAGATCGCGTCAGTCAGGTCGAAGCAACCCGCTACCTCGCCGCCGGGCGAATCGATGTCGAGCACGATCGCGCGCACGGCGCTGTCTTCCATCGCAAGGCTGAGCAACGCGCGGATGCCGTCGTAACCCGTCATGCCGGAGTACGGCCGCAGCGTGCCGAGTTTCTGCACGAGCGTTCCCTGCACAGGAATGATGGCGATCCCCTCGCAGACCTCGTACGGCTTCCACTGGGCCGGCTCAGCGTCCGCGTCCATGTCTTCGAGGAACGCCTGAGCGCCGCCGCCCGCAAGCTGGATGACATGCCCGTCGGGACGGAAGAACTTCGCAATGCCGAAGCGATCGGCCAGCGCCGCCATGACGATCTCGGCCTTCTGTGGCGCGATGGCGATCGGCACATTGAAGAGCCGCGTCGCGAGATGGGGAAAGTTCGTCATGCTGCCTTCGGTTCCTCGGGAGGTTCATCGGTCCGCGACGCCAATTCCTGGCCGCCCCAGTCCGGCAGCGGAATGTCGCGCCGGCGAAACGCCTCGATCTCGATCTGCCGCTGGTCGAGCATTTCCTCCCAGTCAAAGCCCTGCTCGGCCGCTTCCTGCTCGAGCGTCGTGAGCGCCGCGTCCATCTTCAGGATCGAGCCCTGCGGTTCCTTCACGGGATCGACCCAGCCGCGCGCCGGCCCAAGCCATGAACACGCCGCATAGGCGGTCTCGGCTTCCAGATAGTCGGGCGCGCCGTTCGGCAGCGGCAGTTCGCCGTTCTCCATAACCTCGCGCAGCCACACCGCGTACATCGGCGTCGCCGTGCCGGCCGAGAACTCCAGCCGCCGGCGCACGAGCGTCTTCCAGCTTTCGAGGAGCGCAGCGCGCGCGCTCGAATAGGTGGTACGCGTCCAGTCGCCGGTGATCTGCTCGATCGAGACGCCGAACTGCGTCGCGAGCGCGCCGAGCATCTCGTGCGCGAAGTCGACGAAGCCGCTGTGCGGATGCGCGGCTGTCACCGTCTTGATGTCTTCGCCGGGCGCAAGCGCGGGAATGCGTGCGCCGTTGAACATTGCCGGCCGTTCTTCATTCCAGGTCGAGCGCAGCGACTGGTAGAAGCCCAGTTCGTGATCGTCGCCGAGCGCATCCTGAACTTCCGACGGGTCGTACGGACTCGTCACATAGGTGCCGATCGTCGCCGCCAGCGCCGCGGCCTGCAGCTCGATGCCGTAGTAGCGCGCGAGCATCTTCGCGTGCGCGAGCACCGGCGCGAACGCGCTCATGCCCCGGTTCTGGCCCGCGCGATCGCGCTCGAAATCGTGGATGACACGGCGCCAGCCGTCTTCATCCTCGCGCAGCACGCGCTCCCACTCCATGCTTTCGACGGCGTTGTACCAGTCGTTCTGGTGCGCGCGACGGATGTGATACGCGAGCGGCACGCCGTCGTCGTCGATCTCGACGCCGCCGCGCAGGTGCTTCGTGTCGACCATCTGCATCGGATTCGACAGGCGGTCCGGATCCACGACGAGATAGCTCGTCGCGTACCGCGCAGCGCCCGCGCCGATGCGCTCGGGCATCCAGTAGTTCACGACGAGCGCTTCGCCGTCGACAAGCTTGTGACGCAGCGCGAGACGCAACTGCTGCGAGACGGTCAACTGACGCGTGACGTCGTTGTAGCGGCCGAGGTCGTTCGTGTACATGCGCCAGCGCGCTTCGACCTCGCTGCGAAATTCAGCAGCCCACTTCATGTCGAATGCCGCGCCGCTGAGATAGCGCAGCGCGCGGTAATCCGGCTTTGCCATCAGGCGCAGCGATGCGCCGACGGTGTTGTCGAGGATCCGCGTGATGCCGCCCGACGAGCGACCGTCGTTGCGCACCTGATCGCGCGCCCGCGCGACGATGCGATCGCGGAACTGCGTGATTTCCGCGTCCGGCGAGCGGATCCACGGCAACCACGCGCCCATCTCCTGCGTCTGCCACTCGGCCGCCTGGTACGGGAAGTACCAGCGCCCGACGCCACTGGCAAGCGGCATCCCGTTCGGATACTCGCCGCGCGCCCGGCGCAGCGGCTCGCCGCGCGAGTCGACGATGGTGATCGGTTTGCTCATCAGAAGACCGGCCGGACGAAGCGCCTGCGGTTGATCCGCAGACCGGGATTGAGTGCTGCCTGGAGATCCTGAATCCACAGCCGCAGGCCGGCGAGATCGGCCTGCTGGAACGTGGCGCTGCGCGAGCCGCCACCCTGCGCATACGAGATCGACACGACCTTCCTGCCACTGCGCAGCTCGGCGTAAGCCTTCTGGGCATCAGCGAGCGCCGCCTGCAGCTGCGCGGTCGTCATGCCGTACAGCGGCGAGGAGATGTCGGTAACGGTCATGGCTATCGGAATTTCTGGATCCACGATTTGGGCTTGGCGGCCGCCGTCGGCGCAGGTTCGCGCGCGAGCTGCGTTCGCTGCGCCGGTGCTGGAGGTTGCGGCTCAGCGCGGACTTCGACTTCCGGTTTTGCCACCGTGATCGAGGTGTTCGATTCCCACGGTGCGGCCCATCCCGGCGGCCGCGCCCAGTCGATCGCGGCAAGGCCGTGCAGATGCGCGAGCACGTGCGTCATGACCATCAGGTCAAGCGCTTCATTGCGCCGCCCGCGGCTCACCTTCTCCCACCGCCCGGACTTCGTGCGCGTCTCGGCAGCGAGCTGCTCGAACCACAGATGCGGTTCCTGCTTCGAGCGCAACTCGGACGGGAAATGCACGTACCATTCGCCGGGCTCGCCGCGCTGCAGCTGGCCCGCGAGGTCATCCTTGAACAGGTTCGGGTTGAACTGCGCCTGCGGAACCGCGCCGCGCGCCGCCGCGCGGTTTGCCTGCCGGAACGTATCCGGGTAGGTCACGATGAGCCGCGGCGCGTCGAGCAGCTTCGCGCCTTTCATCGTGATGACGGTCCATGTATCCCGACCGCCGATGCGACCGAGACGACGCACCGGCGTGCGTTCTCTCGCGCGCCAGCGGCGCCATGCCATGTACGCGTGAGCTGTCACGCCCGGCAGCCCGTTCGCGTCGAAGCCGAACGCGCGGACCGGCATACGCCGACCCGATCCGTCCGACAGTGGAAAATCGACCATCAGGAGCGCGAGCAGCGCGTCCCAATCGTCCGCGGAATTGGCCGGATCGCCCGGAAGGCGACCCTGCGCCACGATCCAGCTCTCGCCGTTCACACCCCAGCCGCGCACGAGCCAGTCCCAGTGCGAGATCTGGCAGTCGGCGGCAGCGGTAATGAACCGAACGCCTTCGGGGACAGCGCCGAGCTTCAAATCAGCCTCCGCGCGCTCGGCGACCGCGTTCGCGTCGATCGAACCGACGGCCCGACGCTTCGTGTACGGAAATCCGAACTGCTTGACCGTGACCTGTCTGAGCGTCAGGTCTTCGCCGGTCGAATCGAATTCGCGGTCCGCCTTCGCTTTCGCACGCGCCAGACCGCCGAGGCCGCCAAACACGAACGGCGACATGGCGCCGACGATCCAGAATCCGGCCGTCGTGGAGTATTCGAGCTCGCCGGCGACGCGGCCGTCCTCGTCGATCTCCTGGCCGCGGCCTATCCAGCGGCCGTGCAGGTTCATGCCGTGCCGCTGGTGGTCATGGACGATGCAGCCGTTGACCGGGCAGACGAGATGCGCCTCGCGCTCGATGACGTCGAGCGGCGCGTCCTCGGGATAGCTCAGCGCCATCACCCGTTGCGCGATCGGCACGGGACTGGACCAGGCGCCGCATTCCGGGCACGGCCAGTACCAGACCCTGCGGTCCGAGTCGCCGTAGATCGCCATGATCCCGGCCGCCCAGTCCGTCTCAGGATTGAGGCCTTCGGCGCGGTCCGGGTGGCTCAGCGCGAGCAGCTTCGATTGCCGCCCGTACGTCTGGCGCCGCACGTCGAAAAGCGCGCGGATGTCGCCGATCTTGAGCTGGTAATTGTCGACCTCGTCCGCGACGATGCGCGGCGCCGACTTGTTGATGAGCGTGCTGTCCGTCGCCGAAAGGAATTCGGCCGACATGCCGGCGAAGCGCTTGAAGTGCAGCGAATTGTCGACAGCCCGCTGCCCGACCTTCGATGCCATCGCCTCGTGGGCTTCGATCATCGGGTTGATGCGCGTCTTGACGAACGCCTCGACGCCTGGGTCGGTCTGCATGTACCAGAGCAGGTTCGCCGGATCGACGTCGACCGAATGATGCAGCCAGTTCTGTGCGATCTCGGTCTTTGCGGACTGACCCGGGCCGACGACGGCGATCGTCTGGTACTGCAGATCCGTCAGGCATTCCATCGGCTCGACGACATACGGCACCTTCTCATGCCGCCAGCGACCGACATAGCCGCCACCGGTGTTCGCCAGAAACCTCTTCTGCCGCGCGTGCTCGGCGACCGATACCCGCTCGATCGGCACAAGTGCACCGAGTGCGTCCGCCGCGATGCTCGCAGCCGACGCGTACGGGAAATCAGCCATCGATGGGAGCGTTGAGCAGTCTTCGGAGATCGCGCACCGACGTCTGGCGCAACTCGTCGATGAGTTCACGAATCACGACGCCATGCTCGGCCGGCAGCCGCAGGCGCGAAACGATCGTGTCGCCCAAACCTTCGAGGCCTTTACCGAGCTGAGTCAGCACCGTAGTGAGCGTCAGCCGCACCTCTTCGGCGTCGACGAGCTCGCCGCGCGCGACGCGCAGCTTGTCCTCGAGGAGCGCTGCCTGCGCGGCGTCGCGGCGCTGCCGCTGCGTCAACTCGGCCTGCGTGAGCTTCTCGCCCTCTTCGGCGGCGTCGTCAGTTCGCGGCTTCGGCGGCCGGCCGGGCTTCACCGGATCCGCGGCGCGAGGCAGCAATTTCACGCCAGCGAGATACGACTGGACCGCCGAGACGTCGAACTCCCACTTGGCCCCCCTGCCGCCGCGGCGCCGCACCGGGAAACCGGCGTCCTTCGACAGCCGCAGATCGAGCGTCGGGCGCGACCATCCGATGATTTCGCACAGCTCGGCCTTCCCGACAAAACGGGGCGCCGACTCCTGTTCGTTCGCCATGGCCGGTCACCGTTTCGCAGAAGCGATGGCGCGCGCGAACTGCTCGCTCAGGATCTCATCGAAGCGCGACTTCACGCGCTGCTCGACGATCTGGCCGAACGGCAGACGCTCGACGTAACTCGGGATGCGTACGAAGCGGATCACCGGCTTGATATCCGAGCCGTGCGTGCCCGTCTTGCTATAGATGCCCGCCGGCAGATGCAGGTTGCGGCCGGTGCCTTTCGAGACGAAGTAGGCAACGCCGGCGATTTTCTTGTAGCCCTTCTCGCTGACGACGATGTTGTGCAAACGCTTCCTGCGCTTGTCCGTCATGTTCGCGCGGTAGCCCTGCTCGCCGAACGCCGCCAGGTACGACAGCAGCTGGACGAGAAAACTGCCCGGAATGTTCCCGGAGGCGTCGAGTGGCGCGCCCGCACCCGGGACGGCGTATGTTCCGGAGGGCATCAGGCCGCGCGCCTGCAATGCGCGTTCGAAACGCTTGTGGTGCCGTGGGCCGCCAAGAATTTCCGCCGAAAGCCATTTCTCCGGCGGGATTCCCTTGTTCGGCTCGTCGTCAATCCAGACCGTTGCGCGCAGGCTCTGCTTCGTCGCCTTCCCCACGCGCACGCTGTTGATCGTGCGCGGCACCGGGTTGTCGAAGTCGCTGCGCATCGCGTCCTGAACCGCGCCGCGCGACTCCCACGCCATCGCGTTCAACGACTGCACCGTGGCGAACGGAATCTGTTTGCGGACCCAGTCGTTCAGGCCGCGCTCGAACTCCCGCACGTTCGTCCGGACGGAGATCTCGATCGCAGCCATGGGAATAAAAAACCCGGCAGCGCCGGGAAGCCGACCACCCGCATGGTCGAGAGGAGACGGAAACGAAAAAGCCCCGCTCGGTGCTAACCGGCGGGGCTTTCGTAAGGGACACTTACCACGATTGCGAAAAAGGATAGTCTAACTGCCCCAAACAGTCAACCGCTGAAAGGTTTAACTGTAAGATTTCTCTCCAACCGCAATCAATCCGTCGCGTTCCCACTCTGGGGATAACCGCTGGATCGCCCTATTCTCCAGACTTTCGGCCGTCGTCCGAATGGTCGCCGCAGCCAGCCGTAGCGTCTTCACGCTGATCGAGTATGCTTTGGCGATTTCCTCGTACGACAGACCTTGCCGACGCCAACGCTCGTTCGTTCGGCCATACACGAGCGCTTGAATCGCCTCGATCTCGCCAATGCGCAGCAGCGGCGCGCAGTATTCGGCAAGCCCCTGCACACCCACGCTTTTCTCGCCTTCCGGCCCGGTCCTGACGCCCCATCGTGACCAGACCGCGTAACATTCCGGTCCTGGCAGGACATTGCGGATGCGATCGGTGATCTGCGCACACTGACCGCGGTATTCATCCATCGTCAACGATTCGGCCGGATCGATGTAATCGCTGCTGTGCGCGCCACCCAGGTATTCCAGCATCGCTTCCTGCTTCGTCGTACGACTCGGCAATTCCTCGAGGACGTGTCGCAGCATCTGCGCGAACGCGTTCGGTTGGCGCGCATCGACCGACATCACCAGATACGCAACATGGATGGCCTGCTCGGCCGAATTAAACATGCCTTCCATTCTTCACCTCTGCTATAGCCTCATCGTCATAAAACCTGCACCGCCGCATCTCTTGAATGTCCGTGGATGCTTTCTGCTTACCCCGGCGGCATACGAATTTCCGCGTGCCGAGATAGGCCTGTACCGTGAGCAAAGCGCAGCCGGCGCATGTGCGCTCCTGTTTGCGTTGCAGCACTAAGCACGGATCGTCGGCGTCGCGCCAGTTTCGACTCATGCTTAGTCCCACTCCACACCTTGATGCGCAGCCCATACCTGCACGCGCTGAATAAGATCGGCATACTCGCCGGCCGTGATCTTCCCGCGCGCCGTCGAGCGCCGCGTGCGCCGGATCTTTCCGCTCGCGCTCGTCGTCTCGGTCATGCCCAAGAATTCGAGCACGAGCTTTTCGTGCCACCACGCGACCGGCCGCAGTTCGCCCGTCTCTTCGTCCGGTATCTCGTCGGCGATGCGCGGCAGCATCACGCCGTGCCAGTACGCGCGCTGGCTGTCGGTCGCGTCGTGCTCCTGGGAGCAGATGATCACCATGAGCGGCTTGTCCCGGTCGATGAACGCGCGTGCGTGCGCCTTCACGACTTCGACGACATGGCGCCAGACGCCCGGACCGGTCAGCAGATAGGAGCGGTACAGACGGTCGCTCATATCACCCCCTTTGCATGTAGTCGCACGATTGAACGGATGTGGCCTTCATGCCAAGCTGCAACGACGTCGGCATACGTCATGCCGGCCGGCGGCGGTTGCTGACCGTCATACGCTGCGTCGCACGCCGTGCAAGCGTACGCACCGCAAAGATCGTCGGACTTCAACGCCCCACCTTTGCCCCCGGCGCTGCCGCGGTAGTGACTCCAGATCGTCGCGGCCGTACCGTGCATGCAGATGCCCGGCAAACGAACGAGGCATTCTTCGTCGCGCGCCGACTCGCGAATACGCTTGTTACGATAGGTGAGCGCCTTCGGGATGCCGAGGCCTGAAATTCGCGCCGTCATCGCTTCGCTCCGCGCGCGGCTGCGCAGTGCCGGCACGTAAGAAACGCGCCCGGTTCCATGAGCCGCGCTGTGCGGAATTCGAACCGCTCGTGACCGCATGCTGTCGTGACCGGCGTGATAAGCGTCAACATCCCGTCGAACGAGCAGACTCGCGGGACGTCGCGCGTGAAGTAATGGGCGGCATCGCCGAAGCCGGGCAGTACGGCAAATCCCTCCTTCCAATCGGCGCTAACAGGCGCGCCGCTGTTGATCGGAGCTGGGCGGCCGAGTGCCAAGCGTTCCATTACGCCACCTCCAGGTCATCGCGCACGTCCATCGATTGACGATAGACGCGCCCGTTACCGGTGGTCGGCGCGACGACATGACCTTTTGCTAGCGCGAATGGATCTCGGCCGACGCCGCGGCGCGTGCAACGATGCTTCCATTTTTCGGCAGGGCTGAATGGTTCCGGCATCGGCACGTTTTCGCCAGGTCCGATAGCGTAAATTGCTACCGGCTTACCGCCAGTCGAACGCTTACGCCATCCGATGATGTGAATTGCGCCGTCTGGTCCCGGATTGGCTTTGCGCAGGTGGCCACAAACAGGAGCCATACTCAGACCGGTTCGCTTGATCAACTCCGGTGCAGTGCCAGGATGTTTCTCCAGTTCGGCCTTAATCGTTGGCCATGCATAGGCCACGCGACCGCGTGCCGTCTTCGGTCGGGAGCCAAGTTTGAGCACTTTCTTCGCGTGAGACATGATCGTGCTGTACGAGCGATCACCGAGCGCCTTGATATGGCGCTTGATGCTTTCGCCAGTAGGCCAGATGTCTCGAAGCAACTGTTCCTGCTCTGGCGTCCATGAGCTGTCCATCATCGTCCCTCCATGGCAAGCGCCAGATGCAGAATCGCCAGTGCATCGGCAGTGTCGTCCTCCTCGGCCGCAACCTTGAATCCGCGCCGGCGCGCTTCGGCGATCATCAAATCCTTCTTCGCAGCGCCGTTGCCGGTCCACGACTTCTTCACCTGTCCAACGCCGAGCGGCACGAGGCGCACGCGCTGTACGTCGCACCACGCTTCGAGGTGGGCCACAAAACCGCCGTACACGTGGGCTGCGATCGTATTCGGCTTGTCCTTCGGGCCGTGAGCTTTCACGTCCTCGTAGTAGACGGCGTGCAGTTCGCCCGCAGCGTTATAGTGGTTCGCGAGCATCGCGCGGAACTTGAGCCAACGCTGGCCGGCGCCGTCGCCCTTGCGCGCACTGAGGTTCTTCGTGCCGTAGGTCAGCACGCCACCGCGCGACAAAGCGAATCCACAGTGCGTTCCGAGATCAAGCGCAAGCACATTCACCGTCGGCTCGGCCACCACGGGCGACGGCGTGTCGAATTCGGTCACGAGGTCAGTCATCGCTGAAGCCCCTCGCCTTCGTCGGCGCCGTGCGTGGCGTTGGCACATATCCCATCGCGAGATCCGCGAATTTCGCCTGTTCGTGGATGAATGTCATGTACGCAGTGCCGAGCGCGCCATTGCGTTGCTTGCCGATGATTGCCTCAGCGACGCCCTTGTCCGGCGAGTTCTCGTGATAGACCTCGTCGCGGTACAGGAAGATGATCGTGTCGGCATCTTGCTCGATGGCGCCGGAATCGCGCAGGTCCGACATCATCGGCCGCTTGTTGGGCCGCTGTTCGAGGCCGCGATTCAGTTGCGAGAGTGCGATAACCGGCACGTCGAGCCGTTTGGCAAGTTCCTTCAGGCCGGCAGAGTAGCTGCCGATACGCAGGTCATGGCGCTCATTCGGGCCGCCCGTCATGAGCTGAAGGTAGTCGACGATGATCAGCTTCAGACCGTGCTTGCGCTTCACCGCGCGGCTACGGCTCGCGATCTCCACCAACGACAGGCCCGGCGTGTCATCGATCAGCAGATTCATCTCCGACAGAACCTGAGTCGCATGGGTGAGTTTTGGCCATTCGGAGTCGCTCATACGTGAGCCGTTGCGCAGCATCTGCAGCGCCATGTCGCCCTGCCGCGCGAGCGCGCGCTGGGTAAGTTGCGCGCCTGGCATCTCCAGCGAAAACGCGCATGCGGGCCCGTGCGTCTCCGCGACGTGCTCGCCGATCGCCATCGCAAGGGCAGTCTTTCCCATCGACGGCCGGCCGGCCAGAATGATCAGATCACCGCCGTTGATGCCACCACCTAACTTGAAGTCGAGGTCTCGCAGACCGGTTGAAATCGCCTGCGGCGCCTCTCCGTGGTATTCCTGATCGATGCGTTCGATCACCGGTGTGAGGAATTGACCGATGAACCTCGGTCCTTCAGCGCGACCTTCAGACAACGGTTCAAACTTTTCCTGAGCGAAAGTGATCAGTTCTTCGGCAGTCTTGCCGTTCCGATGGAAAACTTCGGTCTGCACTTCGTCAGCCGCCGAGATCAGCTGCCGCAGCTTCGCGCGGTCGACGACGATTTGCGCGTAGCGATTGATGTTCGCCGCCCCCGGCGTGTTGCCCGTGATGGAATTCAGGTACTTGAGGCCGCCGGTCTGATCGAGTCGCCCTGACGACGACAGGGCTTCGTGGACCGTCATCACGTCCGCCGCGCGATTCGACATGATCAGCTTCGCGAGCGCCTCGAAGATGATGCGGTGCTCGTACCGGTAGAAGTGCTCCGCGCGTAATTCGCCGATCCGGTCAATCGCTTCGTTGTCGAGCATCAATGCACCGAGTACCGACTGCTCCATCTCGATGCTATGCGGCGGCACGCGCAAGTTGTTTTCGTCGAAGGTTTCGGGCACGTTCATGCTGCCTCCCGGTGGTACTTGTTCTCGAGGATCTTCATGCGGCATTCCTTGTGAATTGGCCGCCTTTCACCTTCGTAAATCCATCGCGGCCAATGAGCCAATCGAATCCACAACGCGGCGGGACATCAACGTTCTCAGCGACCCACGGAAAATAGCGCTGCCAGAAATTGGGGTCCTTGCGGCTGAAGGTCAGAAAGTCGTCGATCAAACTCGCGCGGTCTTCGACGAACACGACCAAATCGACGTTGCCGAGCCGCTCGCCCAGTGCGGCGTTGAACGCCTCGATGACGGAAATCTGCCGGGGTGTGTAGTCCACGACCAGTTCGTCCTGCCAGCAAGCCTTGTTGAGCCACACCGAGGCGTGCTTGATGAACCGTTTGACCCTCCACTGCGGCGAGCGCTTCGCTACCTCAAGGCCAGCAAGGATCTGCTCAAACAGGTCATCGTCAGGGTTCAGCTTCGTGAACGCCTTTAGGGCATCCTGCTTGTCCGTTTTACGCGGGTAAGCAGACCAGAAAATATCGAAGCGTTCGCGAAGCGAGCGCGGGAAGGTTTTTGTCTTTTGGTGGTTGTCTTTTGAAGGGTTGTCTTTTGTGGTTACCGATTCGGTAACGGGGGGGGTTACTGATTCGGTAACCCTGGGGTTACCGATTTGGGAACCCCCTTGGGGGGTCTCTAGGGTTACTGATTCGGTAACCCCAGGCATATCCGGAATATCCGGACTAGCGGCCTCTACGGTTACCGATTCGGTAACCCCTTGGGCCTCAGGTTGATCCGCTTTTGGGGTTACTGATTCGGTAACCCCCTTCCACGTTTTGTACCGCTTGTTGATACCGAGACGATGGCCGAATTTGCCCGCTTCGCGCGTCATGATCTGACGATCGACGAGGTCGCGAACTGCGACGCTTACGTGCGCTTTTGCTATGCCAGTCATTTCAGCGATCTGAGACAAACCGATGTCATCCTCTTTCTTGTTGAAGCCATATGTCTTTCTAATCACAGCCATTGCCACGGCCCATTGGCGGGCCGTGAGCCTGGCGGCGATGAGTGCGTCGAGAATCTCGTTCGCGATGCGCGTGAAGCCGTTTTCGAGCTGCGGAGATACGTCTTCCACACTTCAGTCTCGGTTGCGTTCCAGATCGAAGGAGATGTAGTTCCGCAGATACACCAGTGCGTCTCCTGCCATCCAACGGGCCGTGTCAAGCGTTTTTGCCTCGCAAATCCGATGCAACAACTCGGAGACTTCAGCGAGCCTCGGGTTCTGAATTGGGGCGTCTCCGCGCGCCGATTTCAGTCTCAGCAGACGCTCATCAAGCATCTGAGCGGTCGCGGTAGCAGCAGCTTGGGAACGGGGTTTCAAGCGGCACTCCTGTATTTGGCGAGTTCAGCCTCAAGGCGGGCGATCTTTGCGGCCGGCGAATCGATCAACTCCGCGAGCTGGCTCTTGCGCATCTCCGCGTATTGGCTGATGGCCCAGTTCGAGCAGAGATGCTGGAGAACAAGCTCCTGGTCGGTTGTGAGATACCCCTGACCGTTCTTGACCTTCGTCAGGTGTGGCGCGCTGAAGCCGAGGTATTCGGCGATCTCACTCTCGCGGACGCGCCGGATGCGCTTATCGAGGCATAGACGGATGGCGTCCCCGTAGTCGTCGCAACTCTCGACGAGCCCCTCTTCGAGCAGCCGCGGCTTCGGTATCTCCATCAATACCGGGAGCGCCAGCTGCATCAGGTCATTGAAGTTTTTCATCACCGTTAGCCATTGTTGGCCGTTGCATTAACCATTGATGCGCTGCGAAATTAAAGGCGTCCGAAGACGCCACCTAATCGCCATGTACTACTTCGATCGCCCGCTTATCGCAGACGACTTATGCATAAAGAAGCCCAGCCCGCAGGCCGGGCAAACCACGCGCGCGGGGACGCGCGAGGAGACCACCGAGATGCAAGCCGCCATCGTGGGAGAATCAGAGCCTCTGACCTCTCCAATCCACGCACAACGGGGCTCGCATGACCGAAAAAATCGAATACCTCACCCGGCGGATCGAGCAATTGGAAAACGAGAGTCGCGTGCTCGATTTCGTTCTGACCATGCTCATCGGCTATCTCGACGGCGCTCAGGTTCTGAGCGCTCAGGATTTCGTGAATCATCTGGAGACGATGCGGCAGTCGCATCGCTTGCTAAAACGGCGCCCTCTGCTAAGCGAGGAGTGCGACGAACTCCTGCAAGGCTTTCTCGGAGTTCTTGTAGGCATTCCCGGACGGTCTCGCGATACCGATCTTCCCCCGGTGTAGCCGTGTCGCCATCGCGTCGGCGACGGCGCGCCCTGATGCGTTCAATGTCGAAACGCGCCATATCACTCCCCCTCACCAGCAACGTCACCGACTGGCGGCTGCGTATCGTCGGAGGATTTCGCGCGATCGATGAGGTCAGACAAGAAAAGCTCTGGGTGCTTGACCTTTACGTCAGCCGGAATGCCGCGAAACTTCCAGTTGTGAACGCGTTGTGCGCCCCCCTTTTCGGGATAGCCAAGAAGCCTGGCGACTTCCGATGCGCCGCCAAGGCGCTCGATCATCTGCCAGTCCGGGTGCGGAGTAGGGTCGTTGGTGTCCATATCCCCCATTAAACACCATGTTTAGCCATTAAGCAAACACGGCGTGTATCAACAAAGCGTTTACTCGCGAGAGAATCGCAGCATGGAAAAAACGATGCATGAGTCGGCGCGCCGTCTTTTTGAGGCGGCGAGAAAGGTGCGCCCGGAAATCGAGGGCCCTGCCGATCTGGCACGCGCACTCAATCAGAGCGAGCAGGTGATCAACAACTGGTCACGCAGGAAAACGGGTGTCTCGAAGGAGGGAAGACTGCTTGCCCAGAAATTGCTCGGGGTCAGTGCTACATGGATCGAAGATGGGACCGGATCAATGTTGGCGGCCGAAGGGCATATTTCGGGTCAACATGGTGTGTCGGACAAAGGTCAACGAGACGATCTGATCTCCCGTTTGCTGCCCGCCGAGAAGGGTAACGTCGTGGCTTGGGAGCGGCCAGAAGATCTCGAGCCCGATGAAAACCGGGTATGGATCGACCGCTACGACTATCATTTTTCGGCGGGGACGGGGTTGATCCAATGGGAAATCAGGCAGAAGAAGGCCCTGCCGTTCGATATAGGGTTCTTCAAGTCACTCGGCTCGAAGCCTAAAGATTGCAAGTTGCTTACCGTGCGAGGCGACAGCATGGAGCCATTTCTGTTTAATCGCGACATGATGATGGTCGATTCGAGCAGGGTGAATGTGCGCGACGGGCAGGTATATGCGATCTATTTCGAGGATGAGCCCTTGGTGAAGCAGATATTCAAGCAGGTTGGCGGCGGCATCGTGCTGCACTCATACAACGCCAAGTATCCCGACCGCTTGGTACCGCCGGCAAGCATGGAGCTGATCAAGATCATCGGCGAGGTGATCTATCGGTCTGGCTCGGCAATGGCCGGCGGAAATTAACCGTGGACCGATGGCCGAAGGATACAAGTCGACTGTCTTTACGAAGGCGCTGCGGTAGCATGCCCGGCTCGTCAGATGTTGGATAAAACGACGGCGTCGGATGCTTCTAGTGCCCCGTCGTTGGTATCGAGTAGGGGCTCCTGCTCCGCGATGCCACCTGGCGTGCGCATGCATGTGATCTCGTCAAGCCACGGTGCCACACAATTCAAGTTCTCGAATTTCCCCAGTGCGGAGTCATGTGAATAACGGTAAACACCGTCGCTAACTGACGTTCCTCTCGTCCGTCTGAAGCCCGCCATGAGCGGGCTTTTTTTCGTCCCGGCATTCCTGCCTAAACAAAAAAATAAACATGGTGTTTGACTTCTTCATAAACGTGGTGTTTAATGAAGTCCAGAGCAGCACACAACACCGCGCGGGAGCGAGCCATGTCAAAGCTGAAAGTCCGGCCCAACGATTTCGCCATGTGGCTGGGCGCGCGCCTGCTCGCTGAATCGAACATCGACGGGGAGCAACCGTGCAACGCGCCCGAAACGACAATGACCTCCTCCGCGCCGCGCGGCCCGCGCTCGTTCGCGTCCGGATTGCGGTTTGCCTTGGTGTCGTCGCATGCGGGCTCGCGTACGGCTGGCTCTTCGCGCAATAGCTGACCGCCATGAAGCACTTCGAATCTAGGCGGCACTGGGAAATCGTTCTCCTCGCCACGAAGATGCTCGAGCTCGTATGCGTGAACCCGTGCGAGCCGAATCCGCTTCGCCGTGTCTGGAAGATCGCTCGAGAAACGGATTACTCGCGCATTTGCCTTCAGTAGCTGGAGGGCCCCATGCATCCGATCCTGTACGTAATCGCGGCATTTGGCCTTGTGTTTTCTTGGGCACTCGGTTGGGCCTGCGGTCGATCGACTGCACCGAATGCTCGATCAAGGATCGGTGACTGAGTTTTCGCATGCCGGACGTAGTGACGAACGTCGCGAAATCGAAACGGTTAGCGCCCTTCGGCAAGGCGGCATTCCAATCCACCCGAGAGGCAGACGACATGAACACCGCAACGCCCCTGCAGATCGACCTGAAGGAAGTCGAATCTTCGCAGATCCACTCGATCGGCTACGACGCTGCATCGAAGACGCTCGCTATCCGCTTCCGCAACCGTTCGACCGGTGCGCCGACGACGCTCTACCACTACGCGAACGTCACGCCGGAGGACTTCGTCGCGTTCGACGAAGCCGAGTCGAAGGGCTCGCACTTCGGCAAGCACATCAAGCCGTACGACGTGAAGTTCCCGTTCCAGAAGATCAACGAGAGCGCTACGGCATGAGCCGGCGTGCCGGCGCGGCCGGCACCTTCAGTGAATGGTTTTGTGCGGCGTGGAAAGACGGAGACACGCGCGGAAGGGAACCCCTCTGCGGGGCCTGAGTTGAGAGCCGGTAACGATCCGCGAGAACGCGGGGGACCCGGAGCCGCGGCAGGACAACTCTGCCAGAAGCCGGGTAGCGTCCGGCCACAGAACCATTCACTGAGGGCAAGTTCCCTGTTTAGTTTGGAGTACGTGATGGACGATTCGAATTCGAGCGAACAAAAATCAAGGCCGGCAGCCGGCTCGTGGCATGCCGAGTATTGGAGTTGCCATGCCAAGACTACCGTTCTCACGATCGATCCTACCGCAAATGTCACTGGGAAGCGTGTTATCGCCGAGTGCGACACCGAAGAAGACGCACGCCTCATCGCTGCTGCGCCGGATCTTCTCGCACTGCTCATCGAGCTTGTCGACATCGAGGGTCCGCTCCCCGGTAATGCCCAATGGAACGGGAAGGTCCGTGATGCTATCGCCATGGCAACGGGTGAATGATGGCCATCCCAACCAACAGGCACCTGGAATACGTGTCCGCGCTCTATGGCGTGCTCGTCGGCGCCAGTGCGACCCTAATCGCGGTTCTCAGCCTGTACGTCTATTTCGGAGCACCCACATGTCCCTGATCAATATCGATCTTCGCCACGTGCGCACTGGAGTGCGACTGACGCACGCGGAAATTGCCGAGGCCGCATACCTGGCGCTTTGCATCCGGACTGCGAACCGCCAGCGCGCCGCAAAAGAAGCGCTGAACCGGCGAGGCATCACGCCGCGCACTCCCATCGGCACCGGTTACGTGCCGCCGGCCGTCGCACGCGTCTTCACCCATTCGAACGTGCGGGGACTGGCGTGATGCGCCGATTCGCAAAGTGGGCGGACCGCAACCCGCTTCTGGCCGTCTGGCTCGGGCTGATCGCATGCCTCGCGCTGGTGCTTTTCGCGCACGCAATGCTCGACACAGTTCCACAGTCGTCGCGCGTTTCCGTATCCACGTCCAGCGCTACCTGAATCACCATGGAACAAGTGATGAACTCCGCCACGTTCGCCGACGTCGTCGACGTCGAAGCTGCCGAAGCTCCCGCAGTATCGGTACCGGCGCTGAATGCCAGCCGCACTGCGATTGCTGTCGCCACGCCGGCCGATTTACTCCGAATCGCAGTCGAGAACGGTGCCGATCTCGATCGCCTCGAAAAGTTGATGCAACTGCAGGAGCGCTGGGAAGCGCACGAGGCACGCAAGGCGTTCGTTACGGCCATGGCTGCCTTCAAGCGCGAACCGATCGAAATCTACAAGCGCAAGCAGGTCGGCTACAAGACGAAGGAAGGTGACTTCGTCGGCTACAAGCACGCTGAACTGTCGGACGTGACAGACGCGATTGCGCCAGTCATGGCGCGGCACGGCCTCAGCTTCGACTGGGATATCCACCAGGCAAGCGGCTCGATTACCGTCGACTGCATCGTCACGCATGTGCTCGGCCATTCGAAGAAAGTCACGATGACCGGCGCGCCCGACACCAGCGGGAAGAAGAACCTGATCCAGCAGGCGGCGAGCACGATCACCTATCTCCAGCGCTACACGCTGCTCGCGGTGACCGGGATGTCAACGAAGGATGAGGACGACGACGGCGCCGGCGGTGCCGATGAGCAGTCGGAAGATACCGCGCAGGCACAACGTGCCAACGAGCGCCCGGCCGCGCGCGCAGCGCAGTCTCAATCCGCCCCCTATGACCAGAAAAAATTCGACGCGAACAAGGACCAGTGGCGCGAATTCGTGAAGTCCGGCCGCAAGACGCCGGCGCAAATGATCAAGTTCATCGAATCGAAGGGCGCGAAGCTCACGGAAGATCAGCAATTGACGATTGATAGCTGGGCGCACGAGGACTGAGATGGCGAAGACTTCTCGACACGCTGGGGTCTCGTGGAACACCGCTATGTCCAAATGGGCCGCGCAAGTTCGCTTCAGGCGGGATCTTCACCACTTGGGATTCTTCGAGAATGAAGAAGAGGCTCATCGGGTTGTAGTCCGCTTCAAGGTAGACAACAAGATCGTCAAGGCGGATGGCTCGCGGCCTAGCGTTCTTGAGGCTTTCCGATACGACGACGGCCGTCTTGTCTGCCAATACAACCTGATGAAGCACTCCGTTGGCGACATTGTCGGGTATGTCGAGCCTGAGACCGGCTATGTGCAGATCGGGTACGGATCGCAGTCATACCGAGCCCATCGCCTTGTGTGGCAAATGATGGTCGGTCCGATTCCAGCCGGCAATGAGATTGACCATATCAATGGGGACAAGGCCGACAACCGAATTGAGAACTTGCGCATCGTGTCGCGGGCAGAGAACGCAAAGAATCTCAGTTTGCAGACTCGGAACAAGACGGGCGTTCCCGGGGTTGCTTTCATCAACAACCATTACCGGGTGACGATCGGATCGGAATATCTCGGCTACTTCGATTCTCTCGACGAAGCGGTCCAGATTCGCAAATCCGCCGAAGCCAGACTCGGCTATCACGCAAACCATGGACGGACGAAATGATTGAACGCATCACCCACGACCTTGTTCAGGGGTCTCCCGAATGGATGGAGTTCCGCCTGAAACACTTCGGCGCGAGCGAAGCCGCAGCAATGCTTGGCCTCTCGACGAAGGTCAAGCGCAACGAACTGCTGCACATGAAGTACACCGGCACGCCGAAGGAGTTCAGCGATTGGGTGCAGGAGCACATCCTCGACAAGGGGCACGAAGTCGAAGCTCTCGCGCGTCCGATCGTGGAAGAGATGCTCGGCGAGGACCTCTATCCGATGGTCTTTTCCCTCGGCCGGATGTCTGCGTCGTGCGACGGCCTGACGATGATTGAGGACACCGCCTGGGAAAACAAGCAGTTCAACCAGAGCCTGTACGCGTCGATCGAGAACGGCGTACTGCCGGAAGAGCACATGCCGCAGGCGCAACAGGTGCTGTTCGTGACCGGCGCCAAGCGACTGATCTTCACGTGCTCGGACGGCACCGAATCCGGCACGGTCTGGATGGAAGTGCTTCCGGACGCGATGTGGTTCGATCGCCTGTGTGCCGGCTGGGCACAGTTCGAAAAGGATCTCGCGACCTACGAACCGCGTGAGATTAAAGAGAAGCCGCAGGCAGAAGCGATCATGGGCCTGCCGACACTTGCCGTCCAGATCAAGGGCGAAGTGGTCGCGAGCAACCTGCCGCGCTTCCGTGCGGCGGCCGAGACGTTCATCGCGAACATCAAAACCGACCTCCAGACCGACGAGGATTTCGCGAACGCCGAAGAGACGGTGAAGTTCTGCGAAAAAGCCGAAAAGGAACTGGAGGTCGCGAAGAACGCTGCGATCGCTCAGACAGCCAGCATCGACGATCTGATGCGCACCCTCGACCATATCAAGGCGCAGTTGCGAGACAAGCGCCTTGGCCTCGACAAGTTGGTCAAGAAGCGGAAGGACGAGATCAAGACCGAGATCGTGCAGGACGGCCGTAAGGCGTACGCGGCGCACGTCGACGCACTGAACGCGGAACTCGGTGCCGTGAAGCTCGACATCGCCGCGCCGGACTTCATCACTGCGGCCAAGAACAAGCGCACGCTCGCGAGCCTGCACGAGGCGATCGACACCGCAGTTGCGAACGGCAAAATCGCCGCCGATGCCGCCGCGAAGGACCTGCGCGCGAAACTGCAATGGTTCGCCGCGCACGATGAGCACGCGTTCCTGTTCCGCGATCTGCAAACGCTTATCCAAAAGCCAGCCGACGATTTCCAACTCGTCGTGACGTCGCGCATCGCCGAGCACAAGCGGCAAGAGGCCGAGAAAGAAGATCGTCGCAAAGCCGCCGAAGCAGCGGAAGCACAACGCGTAGCTGCCGCCGCCGAAGCGGCAAAGCAGGTACAGGCGGAAGCCCCGGCCGTCGAGACGTCCAGCAAGCCCGCAGAAGAGTCGGTGGCCGCCACGCTCGCCCCGACCGCCCGCGACGGCGCAAAGGCTGCCAGCGCTCCCGCGCGCCGCATTCCGCGCCCGACTGCCGCAGACATCCTCGACGTCCTCGCCGAGCACTACGGCGCGACGCTGCAACAGGTCGCCGCCCTCCTGTCGACGATGGACTTCAAGGCCGAACTCGCGCGCTTCGAAGCGACCGCCTAAACCCCCTTCACACAAGGAATCTGCGTCATGTCCGAGTTTCGATTCTTCAAAATCAAGATGAAGGTCACCAGCGTGAATGTTCGACAGGAGTTGCACGGCGACGAGCATCGCCTCGCGATGGACATCGGTCTGGAGTTCAACCAGTCGAACCGCTCGCTCGACAAACTCGACGGCCGGCTCGTCCAGACCTTCTACTGGAAGAATCCGGCCGGCGCGCAGCAGGAAGACCTCGAAGGCGTCGAGCGCGTCACCGATTACCCGAATCTCCGCTTCGAGCACCTCGCGATGCCGGTGAAGTGGCTGGAGGAGTTCTCCGAGGGTGCGTTCCGTATCCACCACGGTGACGATGGCGCGAACGACATCGTTATGCGCGACGTCGACATCAACAACATCCGCTTCTCGGCGAAGGAAGGCGGCACTACGACGTACAGTGTGCGCATCCAGTGTCATCCCGATGAAGCGGATGTGGCGCGCGTCTGCACGGTTCTCCAGAGCGAGGTCACCGGCACGATCGATTCCGATCCCGACGATGAAGAGCCGGATACGGCGCCGCTAACGGCTAAAGAGCCGACGAAGTCCAACGCGCCGAGACGGGGCAAGAAGAGCCAGCAGGACGCCTTCGACGCTCAGCGAGTGCAGGACATCAAGAACGCGATGACGTCCCTCGACGCGTCGCAATGACCGAACGCTCTGCCGCCAGCCACGGTGTAGCGGGATGCCCCCTCCCGTACGGATCCCGGTAAGCGCTGAGCGGTAGAGCCTCATTCAAGAACGAGTGAACCTATGACCACGCAAGACGCTATCTGGAAAGCGCTGACGCGGCTCGAACACGCCGATCTGTCCAGCGTCGACCGCGAACTGCTCCGACCTGCGTTCGCCGCCATGCACGGCGCTCAGGCCATCCGTATCCCCGATCGCGTCGTCGCGCGCATCCGGCATCTGGATGCGACGCAGCCGCGCGAGTGAGAAGTCCCGTGGCGCAGCTGCCCGAGGCTGCGTCGCGTGTGTTTGGCCGCGCCTGTATGGGCGGTCCTTTTTCGCAGTCCTTTTGGAGATTGAAATGCAAAACCAGTTTCGCCAAGGTGATGTCCTCATCGAGCGCGTCGACGCGCTGCCCGATGCGCCGCTGACTGAAGTTCTCGCCGATGGCCGCGTCGTGCTGGCATATGGTGAAGTTACCGGCCACGCGCACGCGATCTATCCGGAAGCGGGTGTGCTGCCCGCAAAGCTGTGGGATGCGGACGCCGAACGCTTCCTGCAAGTGATGGAGCGCACGTCGATCCGGCACGAAGAGCATGGCGCGATCCCGCTCGAGCCCGGCATCTACCGTGTCTCCAAGTTCGGTGCAGGCACGCAGCGCGAATACAGCCCCGAGGAAATCCGCAGCGTCGCCGACTGATCGGCGCTCGACCCGACACCCCACCACCACGAGGCAATCATGTCCAAAATCGAAAAATTGACCGATGCACAGCGCGCGCGGTTCGGCGAATGGGTCGAGCGGTACATCCAGATCGGCCTGAGCACGGAACCGGCCGATTTCGACCGTGCGAACGCTGCGGCGCTGCGTGCGTACGAAAACGTCAACCTCAAAAAACCGATGATCGTCCTGCGTGTCGGTTCGCCATATGCGTGCGCGGTTGGCGGCGCGCTGGCTTTCTGGATGCTGCAGCAGTTGAAGTCGGCGAAGCCGACGAGCGTGGCTCAGGTCGGGGATCAGGTCGGGGATCAGGTCCGGGCTCAGGTCGGGGATCAGGTCGGGGATCAGGTCGGGGCTCAGGTCGGGGATCAGGTCGGGGATCAGGTCGGGGCTCAGGTCGGGGATCAGGTCGGGGCTCAGGTCTGGGATCAGGTCGGGGATCAGGTCGGGGCTCAGGTCCGGGCTCAGGTCCGGGCTCAGGTCCGGGATCAGGTCGGGGCTCAGGTCCGGGCTCAGGTCCGGGATCAGGTCGGGGCTCAGGTCTGGGATCAGGTCCGGGCTCAGGTCCGGGCTCAGGTCCGGGATCAGGTCGGGGCTCAGGTCTGGGATCAGGTCGGGGCTCAGGTCGGGGATCAGGTCGGGGATCAGGTCTGGGCTCAGGTCGGGGATCAGGTCCGGGCTCAGGTCCGGGCTCAGGTCGGGGATCAGGTCGGGGCTCAGGTCTGGGATCAGGTCGGGGCTCAGGTCGGGGATCAGGTCGGGGATCAGGTCCGGGATCAGGTCTGGGATCAGGTCGGGGCTCAGGTCTGGGATCAGGTCGGGGATCAGGTCTGGGCTCAGGTCGGGGATCAGGTCTGGGCTCAGGTCCGGGATCAGGTCGGGGCGCTCGCGCGCGATGGCCTCTACAACCAGTTCGGCGGCTCGATTTACGACGCCGAGTGGTGCGCCTTCGTCACGTTCATGCGCGACGTCGTCGGCGTGAAGGTTGATGCGAAGTTCAACGTCCACGACGAGCTGCACAAATCCTGTGGCTGGGTGTGGTGGCACCAGAACATCCTCGCGATCTCCGACCGGCCGGCCGTCATCAATCGTGATGCGCGAGGTCGCCTTCATTGCGAGAGCGGCCCGTCGATCGCCTATCGGGACGACTGGAAGCTCTACCACGTGCACGGCGTGCTGGTGCCAGCCGACATCATCGAGGATCCGACTTCAATCACCGTCCAGCGTATCGAAGCCGAAACGAACGCCGAAGTGCGGCGCGTGATGATCGAGCGGTACGACACGGCGCGCTACCTGCTCGACTCCGGTGCGCGCCAGCTGCAACGCGACGACTACGGCGTGCTGTACCGGAAGGAATTACCCGATGATGAGCCGCTCGTGATGGTGCGCGTGCTCAATAGCACGCCGGAGCCCGATGGCGAACTCACGCGCGAACAGGCGGCCGAGGCGTTCGGCGAAGCGGCGGTGCAATCGCGACTCGACACGATGCGCACGATCGGCATGCGCATCGACGTTGAGCCGCGGTTCAAAACGTATTTCCTTCGCGTGCCGCCCGATACGCGTAGTGCGCACGCCGGCGTTGCGTGGAGCTTCGGTAAGACGCCGGAGACCTATCGCCCGGTCATCGAGAGCTGATCATGTCGAAGTTCGGGGAATGGAAACACGACGATCTGTCTCATGATCTTGCCGCCCACCTGCGCGGCATGACTGATCGCCGCGTCTGGGTCGATATGCAACTGGGGCCGGTCGGCAGCACACGGCCCGATGTGTACACGATACCGTGCAGCTTCACGCGTTTTACGCCGCTCGCATACGAGTGCAAGGTGTCGCGCTCCGACTTCCTGCAGGACGTCACGAAGGGCAAGTATCTCGACTATCTGCAGTTCGCGAGCGGCGTGATATTCGCGGCGCCCGCGAACATTCTCCGAAAAGACGACATTCCACGCGGCGCTGGTTTGATGGTTCGGCATGCAGACCGCTGGAATGTGATCAAGGCTCCGACGCTGGCGAAATGCCCAGAGTTGCCGCGACAACTTTGGCTGAAGTTGCTGATGGACGGCGAGCGGCGCGACCATGAACGCGAGGCATACATGCTGAATGCGGGTCGGCGTGATCTGAACGAATGGGCTGCGGCGGCCAAACTGCGAGAGAAGTTTGGCGACGTAGTAGCCGCCGCAGTTCAGGATCACCTCAATCGCACCACAAATCGCCTCTCCACGCTTCGCGCGCAATACGACGCGGAGATCGAGCGTATGGAGCGCCGCATTCGCGACGTCCAGGCGCGGCGCGATACCGAGTTGAAATCGCTCGACAGCATCGCCAGTCAGTCGATTGCGAAACTCGCTGCTGTGGTGGGTGCCGACGCGAATCCCGAAAACACCTACGACATGCGCGAACGCCTCAACGCCATGATCGCACTCGCACAGGCTGATACGACTGTGCGCGAGTTGCGCAGCATTGTTCGATCGATGGCTGGCGCATTTCGGCGTTTCGCGGAACTCGAATCGGCATTTGATGAGCATGCCGACGAAGAGGTGCTGTGATGCAGGTCGCGAACTCCTATTTCGGGCTGCTACGGCAGGCGAGCGCCAGCCATCACGACCGCGCGATGCTCGCGAACGTCGTGCGCGACCGCGGCCGCGCTGTCGATGCGGCGTTCACGAAGACCTATCGAGGTAGCGCGTGACGGCTTATTACAACGAGATCGACCCGTACTGCGCACAGTGGCTGCGCAGCCTGATCGCCGCCGGTCATATCAATGGCGGCGACGTTGACGAAAGGAGCATTGAAATGCCAGCACCGAGGAAGGATTACACAAGAGCGGTTGACCTTTATAAAGCCGGTCTTTCGCTTGCCGACGTAGCCGAACAGTTTTCGGTGACTCGTCAGGCGATGCACAAGATCCTCGCGCGCCGCGGCGTTGAAATGCGACAGCCTAATCTGCAGCCGGTAGTTGAATGGCGTGGACGAAAGTTTACGCGTCGAGAAAACGGCTATTACGCAGAAACAACTGGTGATCGCGAATATCTGCATCGTGCGATGTGGACTGAAGCGCACGGCCCGATTCCAGAAGGTTATGAGGTTCATCACAGGAATGGCGACAAGGAAATCAACGAGCTTGGAAATTTCGAGTTGCTCAGCAGCGTAGAGCATGGGAAAGCGCACGGTTTCGCTGGAAATCAATACGTTCCGTCAACAGGCAAGAGGCCGGTTAAATGCGAGCTTTCTACAACGAAATAGACGCGTACTGTTGCGACTGGCTGAGTAATTTGATGGATGCCGGACATATCACTCCAGGCGTCATTTGCGATAAATCTATTGAGGACGTGTTTCCAGATGAGCTACGAGGATTCGACCGCTGTCACTTCTTCGCCGGGATCGGCGTTTGGGACTACGCGCTCAACCTGGCCGGATGGGGAGAGAGACCTGTTTGGACCGGTAGTGCGCCGTGCCAACCTTTCAGCGCGGCAGGCAAAGGACTTGGGTTTGCTGACGAGCGGCACCTTTGGCCGGCGTGGCACCACCTCATCAGCGAGTGCCGCCCTCCAGTTATCTTTGGCGAGCAGGTTGCGAGCAAAGACGTCGATCCTTGGATCGACCTTGTTTTCGATGACCTGGAAGCCATGGAATACGCCTGCGCAGCGAACCCTTTCCCGTCTGCGGGCCTCGGTGCGCCGCACATCCGAGACCGTACTTTCTTCGTGGCCCACGCCCACGATGCGCGATCACAAGGACGGCACGGAGTGCGCGAACGTTCCATTGAACGCATTGCTCGGACGAGTGGTGTGGCTGGCATCGTGGCCGACGCCTCAATCACGGGAAGGGGACGGCCGCGGCGCGACGCCACAAACAGCGCTGAAACGGTTCGCCAAGGGCAAGCGCAATCTGGACGATGCGGCACAACTAGCGGCGTGGCAAACGCCAACGTCGATCGACAGCCGGCGCGGGGATTATCAGTACGACCAAGGGCGGAAAGACAGGATGCGCTTCTCGAATCAGGGCGTAATGCGGACCGCCTTCCCGGCCCGACTAACGGCTTCTGGCGAGTTGCTGATTGGCTCCTCTGCCGGGATGGAAAGTGGCGGCCAGTTGAACCCGGCACATTCCCGCTGGCTCATGGGGCTCCCGCCCGAGTGGGACGACTGCGCGCCTACGGCAACGCCATCAACGCGGAAGCGGCGGCAGCGTTCATCGCAGCAGCCGACGAAGCCCTGACCGCCTGACTACCGCATAGAGGAACCACCATGGACAAGAAATACGGCGGCTACACCGCCGCAGAACTGCGCGAGTTCATCGAGCACAGCGAGAACAACGGCGAGGGCATCGACGCGATCACCGGAGACGACGACTGCACGAGCGCGACGGTCATCCGTGACCTGCTCAAGGAAGTTGATACCCTGCGCGAGGCCGCGAAAGGCGCTGCGGTAATCGCCAACACGGCCGGTGCGGAAATCCGCGATCTACGCGCCGCGCTCTCCGCTCCCGCAGAGGCGACGCAAGCTGTAGCGGCGACGGAAGGCTGGAAGCAAGGCGTTGAGGCTGTGGCGAAGTTGCTCGACAAAAAGGCCGACGACTACGCGCAGCAGTACGGCCACGACGACATGGGATCGCTGTCGTTCGGTTCCGGCGCGCACGCCGCCGCAAAGCGCGACTACCATTGGTCGCTGATCGAACTGGCCGAGGAAGTGCGCGCCATGCTCGCCGCCGCTCCGCAGGCTCCAGTAGCAGATGCTGCGCGGGCCGAGCCGGTCTGTGATTGCGGCGTTCAATGTCGCGATTACGGGCAGAACACTTGCCGCTATCACACGGAAGACGTGCCGCGCGCGGTCAACGCCCCCGCCTGCTGCGCCGGAGCGTCGGGCGCCGAACGCGCAGCGCTAAAGCGCGCGATGGATTTGCTCGACGCAAAGCTCGGCGATACAGACCCGAACATTGAAGGGATGACGCAGGAAGAAGTCGAAAATACGTATCCTGTCCTCGCTGCAATGCAACTCCTATCGAGGCTGTATACCGCAGCCCATCCCGTCGCCGACGCTGCGGTAGCGCCGTCGATGGCGAAGGACGACGATTTCGTGCTGGTCGAGCGCAGCCTCTTGGGGGCGGCCTGTTCGGCAATCGACAAGAAGCGCGATGCGCCCGTTGTGCTCGCCAAGCTCCGACAAGTTGCCATGTCGCATGCCGCCCCTTCGCCTACCGTCGCAGCAGATGCGGCAGCGCATAGCCTGACCGTAGAGGACGTGGAGCGCCAATATCGGGACGGTGTACATATCGGTAGCGGCCTGCCGCGCGCGACGTGCCCCTGTGGTTTCTGCATGACGCATCGACACGGCTTCAATCAGGGTGACTCCGCCCCTACGGCCCCCCACGCCGCCGATACAGGAGCGTCAAGCAGCGTGGAAAGGCTTTTCGCCATCCAGCGCGGATTTGCTGCGCTCGCAGATGCTGCCGCGCAGCCCGACGAGCGCGCGGCGTTCGAGCAGTTGAATGGGCGGTGGCAGTCGATGACGCCGTTCGATGTGTTCTGCGCTGGCTGGCAAGCCCGCGCCACCGCACCGCAAGCCACGGTGATGGGCAATGGATGCAAGCCCGGGGGTTGCAGCGCCATCGGGTGTGATGGCGGCCACTACTGCTTTCCGCGCGCAGCAGTAGCGCAAGCCGGTGCGACTCAGTGGGCCGCGCTCACAGACGAGGATCGGCAGGCTGCGTTCGAATCGCTTCCCGACATGCTCGAAGGTTTCATGAAGAAGTGGGGATGGCTGAACTTCGCAAAGGAGATCGAGCGGCGATGCAGGGCGAAAAATGCTCGTCCGGCAGAACTGACAAGAAGTGTGACGCTGACGAAAGAGCAACTTCGGGCCATCCACGATTGCGCCGACCGGCTCGAAGGCTGCATTTCCTACGGACAGAGCAGTTTCGATTCTCCGCCGGAGCCGCAGAGCCAATGGGACTATGAGTCCATGCAGGTTGTGATGGAGGTGCGCACCATTCTCGCCGCCCATCCCTCTACCGGAGAGGGTGAGCCGCGAGAGAACGTCCAGCACCCCGAGTCCGAGCCGCGCCAGCCCTACGAATGGCGCGACACCGGGCCGCTCGAAACGGGAGGCGACCATGCCGATCAAGCCTGAGAACCGTGGCCGCTATCCGGCGAACTGGGGCGAGATCCGGGCACGCATCCTCGCGCGAGCCGGAAACTGCTGCGAGCAGTGCCGCGTCGCCAATGGTGACCTGATCGTCCGCGGCATCGACAAAGACGCCGGCACCTTCCAGCGCTTCGAGGGCGACGGTGAAGTCTATGCGGCCGACGACGGCCGGCTGCTCGGACGTTGCAGGGCATCCGAATACTGCGGCAACCGCTGGACGCGCGTCGTGCTGACGATCGCCCATCTCGACCACGTACCCGAGCACTGTGACGACGGCAATCTGAAGGCGTTATGCCAGCGGTGCCATCTCGCATACGACGCCGAGCACCACGCTGCCACTGCGCGTGAGACGCGTCGGTCGCGCAAGGCTATCGGCGACCTGTTCGCAGGGCCGCTCGAAACAGGAGAGGCGGGATGACCCGACAACTGAAAGAAGCGCTTCCCGACGGCGAATACTGGGCCACATGCCGCGAGCGGAACGAAATCGCCGCGGCCCTGAACGGACACAGCAAAGTCTTTCCGCAGGCACGTGTGATCGTCAAAGACGGTTGGGCGAGCTTCTATCGCGATGGCGTTGAAGTGTGGGCATGCAATCCGGTGTATGCGAAGTCGAACTTCATCATTCAGGCGTAGAAAGACCATGACTGACAAAGAAATCGATGCAGTGGTTGCGGCTCTCCGAAATATGGCAGAACAATCGCAACGTCTAACGCAAACCGATGTGCACGTTGTCGGAAGCGTCGAACTGAAGGCGATCGACGCTATCGCTGCGCTGCGCGCTCGAATCACCGATCTTCAGCAGGATGCGGCGCGGTATCGCGTTTTGCGAAAACCCGGCGCTCCTGAAAACGGAACTGTTTTCGCATGCGTCTACGTCCATGCGCCCGGAACAATTCCGAGTCAGAAGGTCGTGGTGAATGAGGAACTTGATCGCGCGTGCGATGCCGCCATCGACGCCATCGGAGCAAAGTAGCATGAGCACCCGCACCCTTCTAGAAATCAATCACGACTTCCTGCACAACCTGCGACGGCATCCCGAGATTCTTGGAGAAATCATGGCCGAGTTGGTCGGGAGCGTACATGGTGCGGCGCTCAACGAGGCGAATAGCCGTGGCCATGCGCTTGACCTCGGACACGGCGTGCGGCTCGTGTTGCAGCGGCACCACTCAAATGACGCGAGCGTCAAGACAGAATACGCCGAGGTGAGACTGTGA